CGATCGACAGCTTCACGCCTCACCCCGGGGGTATTCGCGGTACTTGGCCAGCCTGGGTCTGCCCTTGGCCAGGCGCTCCAGGCGCTTGACATGGGCCACCACGTCGGCGCACGCCTCCGAACAGTAGCGGCGCCGGCCAGGTGGGACGGGATTGCCGCAGCGCTTGCAGTCGGTCACATCACGCCACGTCGTCCTTGGGCAGGTCGCGTAACGTCCACTCGTACTGGGTCCACTCAACCAGCCTGCCGTCCGTTGGGCGCTGCGCCTGGATGCGGTATAGCCAGGCCGGCGTCTTTTGGCGGGCCTTGGGGTGGTGACGCACTGGTGGCAGACATAGCTCGGCGTCCAGCACCTTCCACCGCCAGCCGCTCTCGTAACCCCGCATGACCACCTGGTCCCCCGGCCGATATCGTGGCGGACGCTTGGGCACCAGGCCTGGCACGTGCGCAATCCTGCGTTTGCTCATGACGCCACCTGTTCCTCCCGAGTCACTTGTACTTCTGCAGTGTGCCAGCCAGGGTTGGCGCAGCTCTTGTCCTCCGGCGGCAGTTCGTCCTGGCGTCGATGGCAGCGAATGCAGCGCGGCACCGGCGCTGGCGGGGGCCCGTGCAACACCACCGGCAGCGACTGACCATCAACCACCGCCGCCGCTCGAGTCTTGCAGCTCGGGTGATGCCCCCGCCCGTCGCTCAGGGTCCACATGCGACAGCACTCGAGCGCTTCGTCTCTCGTCGCCCGAGGCTTTTCGTCCCCGTCAGGGTCGGGGGGGATCTCGCGCGCCCGCGGGCGCGACGGTTCCATTGACCGGTTCTCAATGACCGGTTCTACACGGTTAATTACCGTTTGGGTGAAAGGTGTTTCACCCCTGGACGTCGTACCTTTCACCCCTGCGTGCACAACTTTCACCCCTGATGACGCAACTTTCACCTCTAGGGGTGAAAGGTGTTTCACCCCTGACGCAAGAGGTGAAAGATCTTCACCCATGGACCCATCAAGGGGTGCAACATTTTCACCCCTTCGATCTTGGATATGCCCATTCCTGCTCGCTCCCTGGGGTGCAACTTTTTCACCTCTACCAGGTCGCGGCGGGCGCGCCGGCACAACCACCCGATAGGTCCTCGAGACATGCCCGTGAGCCTCGCGCAGCATGACCACCTCGCCGCTCTCGAACAGCTTCGGCATCAGGTTCTGCACGCTCCGCCCGGTCATGCGCGCCTTGTGCGCTAATGTGTCCATACTCGGCCAGCACACGCCCTCGTCGTTGGCCTGGTCAGCCAGCGCCAGCACCAGCAGCAGCTCGGTCCCGCTGAGCTGTGAGTGGTCCCAGATGTAGCTCGTTACGTACAGGCTCATACCTGCAACTCCCTCTTGCAGGTACCGGCGCCTTGCCTGTATTCTGAGCGAAGCAAGGCGATCCGCCTGCAGCGGTTTTTCCAAGCGCCTCCTGTTGTCCGCAGGGGGCGTTTTCGTTGCCCCGATGAGACGCTGTCGAACGAATGTACCAGTCCCACTTGCATTACGTCACGTCTCCGGCCGGCTAGCCGGCTCCACGCGCGCGCACGTGGGCCACTTCTCGAGCGCGCGCACCACCGCCAGCCACACCTCGTTGCACATCTCCTCGTCGCCATAACCCCCGCCGATCGCCACCCACAGTCTCTCCTCGATGACCGAGCGCAGCTCACTCTGAAGCGCTGGCGAGATCTTCACTCCAGGACCTCCCTGGCCACACGCGCGCGCGTGAGCTCCACACACTCGGGATCGATGTCTGAGCCACGGAAGCGCCGCCCCAGGCGCAGCGCAGCCACCGCGGTGGTGCCGCTGCCCACGAACGGATCCGCGATCAGCGCGCCCGGGAAGCTGTACAGCAGCACACAGCGCCGCGCCAGCTCCTCCGGGAACGGCGCGCCGTGGCCCACTCGATGGCGGTGCTCGCCGGCGAACTGCCAGGTCGACGACAGCCAGTCGATCCAGTCCAGCTCCTCGATGTCGCTCGGCTCACCCGGGCGTCCCAGGCTCCACTCGGCGCCGCGGCGCATGACCACCACCAGCTCGACTGGCGCGATCGCGTGCGGCGCGTTGGGCGAGGCCACCGAGCCGCGCGCCTGGTGGTTGGACACGTTGCCCTCCTTCCACACGTGGCAGCCCTCCCAGCGCCAGCCGGCGCGCCGCAGCATGACCACCCAGTCCACGAACAGCGGCTCGCGCGAGCCCACTGTGCGATCCAGCGGCACGTTGATGCACAGCCGCCCACGCTCGGCGTCGGCCAGCCCGTACAGCCCACGCGCCCAGCGCCCGACCCGCCCCAGATAGTCGTCGTAGCTCAGCTCGGCGTTCAGGTCCGAACCTTGCACCCCCAGCCCGTACGGTGGCGAGCAGACAATGAGGTCTGCGCCCACGCTGTAGAGCGGCAGCGCGCCGGCGTCGGCCACCTCGACCGCGAACGTGGACTGGTCGAGGTCCGGCGCCGCGGCTTGCTCCAGGATCGTGCGCCGCGCGTGCTCGATGCGCAGCTCACGCCGCGCGTGAATCACCCGCCGCAGCTCGCGTGTGCTGATGGTGGCCAAGTCCACACTCCTGGCCACCTCGAGCTTGTCCTCGAATGGCTCGTCGCCGATCGCCAGCTCGCGGAAATTCGAGGTGCTGACTTGACCGGAAAAAGTGTCGACGTCGACACTTTTGAGCTCGCGCTCGAAGTTGGCCGCCTGCAGATGGGCGAACACCGTGCGCCGGTGCTGTGAGAACTCCTCTTCGACGCAGGCCTCCCAGGTGGCATAGCCCAGCGCCTTCCAGCCGCGCCGGTCGTGCAGCTCCAGGACGAGCGAGCGCACTTCGCCCAGGTTGCGATTGATCTGTTCGACGAGCGCGCGCGCGCTCGATTGATCCAGCTCGTGCTCGAGGGCGAGGCTCATGTCAAAAGATGTCTCCTGGTGGGCCATAGCTAGGCGCCGGCCCGTGGTGGTGCCAGCGCGGCACGCCGCTGCCGTGGCCCGAGTTGCACCACAGCAACGGGAACACCGACGCCGACGGTGGCTCAGGTTCAGCTTCAGGCGGCGGCGGCTCGAGCGACCGCGGCGCCAGCGCGCGCACGATCTCGAGCTCTCTGGGCAGCAGCGGCATCAACAGCGTCGCCCCCTGCAGCAGCTCGTCGACGCTCAGCTCGAGCGCAAGGGCGAGCGCCCCCAGACGCGACGCCGGCACCGCACGGCGGTCCGCCGCCCACAGGCTGATCACCGCCGAATCCAGGCCCACGCGCCGCGACAGCTCGCTCTGATTGATCTCCAGGACCCTCAGCCGCTCGCGTATGCGCTCACCACAAAACGCCGCGCTCATGTCCAAGTGAGACCCCCCTGGCGGCTCTACAAGCGCGGCTGCAGCGCCGTCCCCTGGCGCCCGCGGCCGCTAGCCAGTGCTTCCTTGACCGCCGCGATGCGCTGCTCCAGGATGTTGCGCCGATCGATCAGCACCTGCCTGGCGCAGCCCGTTTCGGCCTGGCAGTCGCGATAGTCGATGTCCAGCCGCGCGGCCTCTTCGAGCGTGTGCGCCAGCGCCTGGTACGCCTCGTCGCGCACGCTCAGCACCATCGGGATCGGCTCGTTCTCCACCGCGTCGATGGCCGCGTCCGTCTCGAGCTCGGCCTGCAGCTCTTCCGGGTTGATATCTGGATCGGTGCTCACCGGGTACTCCACCGCCGCGGCGTGGGCGATGGTCGCCTGATTGCGCTGCGCCGTGGCGTGCACGTCGTACACCGCGCGCAGCGCCTTGCCGCGCTTTTCCAGCAGATCGCGGGTGGCCCCCTGCGGCAGCAGCCAGCCCGAGACCTGCCCCTCCGGCACCGCCCCCGAGTGGCGCGCCAGACTGAGCAGCTTGCCGTACTCCTCCAACAGATTACCCATGGTGCGCTCACGCGCCGCGGGCTTCGGCTGGGCCTCGCGCAGCACCTCGCCGGTGGTCGTATCGACCAGGTCGCCGCCGGCGTTGAGCGCCGGCCTGGGGCGGTCCTGCACCTCGCGCACGTCGGTCGGCACGTAGCCCTGCGGCAGCTCGTACGCCGAACGCGACTCCTGATCACCGAAGATGCGGCTGTACGTCGCGGCGTGGCCTGGTGCGGCCAGACGTTGCTGCTCAGCGCGCGCCTCGAGCAGCTCCGGGCTGGTCTCGGCCGGCACCGCGCGCTTGAGCGACATCATCTCGGCCGTCTTGGCCAGCATGTGCGCCGGCTTGGTGTCCCAGAACGACGTCGGCACCCTTTTGCCGGTCTTGTGCCCATCTTTCCACTCGTCCGTGGTCTGCACCCACTCGTCGTACAGCGCCACGCTCCACAGCGGCAGATTCGAGCCGCGCCGCAGGACGCCGCAGCGAGCTGCCCGCGGCGGCTCACGACGCAGCCACACGTCGACCCACACGCCGTCGTCGCCGCACCACTGCGGCCCGACCTGCCCGAGGTAGTCGCCCGAGCGCGCCGCATCCAGACGCTGCCCGTCGATCGTCTTCTGCGGCGTGATCACTTCGCGCCCGGCGTTGGAATCCCAGCGCAGAATGAAGCTGATCTGCGGCGGCCTGGCGAACATGTCGTAGTGGCCGTTCTGACAGTAGGCGGCCATGAACTCGAGCTCGGCATCCGTCGGCTGCCGCTTCCAGCCGCGCGAGACCTGCTCCTTGATCAACATCAGCTTCTCTTCGCCGAACGTGCGCGCAGCTAGCGGCACGTCGCGTGGATCGACGATGTCGATCTGGACAGGGGGCGGGGCAGGACGCGTGGACGACATGTAGGGGGCTCCTCCTCAGCGGCTTCAGGCCGCGCGGCGCTTGCGCAGCGGCGTGCGCGGCGGGGCGCTGGGCAGGATCCGATCGAGGGGCACCTCGAGGATCGCCGCGGCGCGCTCGTACCAGTGCTCGGGTGGCGCCTGGCGGCCGCCCTCGATGCGCGAGAAGGTCCAGGGACCCACACCCAGCCGCTGCGCCAGCCAGTCGCGGCGCAGCCGCTGGCGGGTCAGCTCACGACACAGGGGTGAATCGACTCGGCGCATGCGACCGTGCAAGTGTACTTGCGCAGCCACTTGCGCGCAAGCTAGAGTTGCGCCCTCAGGAGCCCCACATGTGCCGGCCTTTACCCTGCCGCAAGCGAATGTTTGTTCAATCTACATGCAAGCTTGACTTGCGTAGAACGCAAGCCCCGACTAGCCTTGGCGTGAGCGATGCACGTCAGAAAGTGAGGGCGTCATTTGGATCGAATAGGTGAGGCAAGGTTCGGCGAATTCTTTGACCAACTCCTGTCGCACCACCACATGACGGGCGCCGAGGCTGCGCGCAAGCTGCGTGTCGCGCAGTCGCAGGTCTCGCGCTGGCGGCGTGGCGAAGGCGGTCTGTCCGAGGCCTCGATGCGCCGCATCAGCGAGGTCTTCGGCACCGACATTGACTACCTCAAAGAGATCACCGGGACCACCTACGCGGGCCCCAGCGTGTACCGCGCCGACTCGATCGACCCGTACATCAACGTCCGTCTGGACGCCATCCGCTCGCGCATGCGCGAGCTGCTCGAGGGCATCCCACCCAATCTGTGGGTGACCTACCTCGAAGCCACCGGCAGCATGCTCGAATTCCTGGCCAAGGCCTACGTGCCGCCTGAGCCGCCTGCACCCGTCCCCACCCCCGAGTCGCCGCCGGCCTCGCCAGCCCCCAGAGCACGCCGCGGCGGACGCCGGCGAACGCAGATCACAAGCATGGCCTAGAGCACCACCTGAGCCTTGACGCGCACGTACGACTTGCGCTGCAATCAGCCCCCATGAGCGTCAGTCGGAAGCGAGCTCGTGGGGCACGTGCGAGCGCTTGGGGAGAAGCCCTGTACGCCCGAATCCTTGGCGAAGGGGACAAAGGGACCAATGGTCACTCTTTTGGCAGCAGTCGAGCTGTTCCTCGCCGATCTGGCGAGCTCAGGCTTGCGCGCGGCGGCCCTGGCGACCGTCGACGGCTCACTGCGCCTGTACCTGGACTACCTGAACTCAATCGACTACCTGGACGCGGACGTCAGCGTCCTGTCTGCCGAGAGCGCGCTGGCCGCCATCGCCTGGGCCTTCAGGCGCGTGCCAGTACGACTGCGGCCCGAGCAGCGTGGCCTGGCGCGCCTCGAGTGCGCCGACATGTGGCGTGCGCTGTGCGCCTTCGGGAGCTGGCTCGAGCGGGTTGGCGTGCTGCCAGCCAACCCGCTCGGACGGCTGCCGTCGCCTGAGCGCCGCCCGTCGTTGCTCGGCGATCGCGTGCCGGTCGACGACGACCTGGTGCTGGCCGGCGCTCACGACTGGTCGAGCGTCGTCCAGGTCAAGACCCACGTGCACCGCGGCCCACCGCAATTCCCCACGCCCGAGGCGCGCCAGGCCATGAGCCGCTGGGTCGAGGCGTTCTGGGCCGAACACCCGCGCCCGCCCTGCGATCGCACCCTCTAGATCGTGGCGTGCGGCTGCGGGAAGGATCCCCACGTAAGGAGCTCTCTGACCTAGCTGAGCAACCCGCGTAAGGAGATGAGGGCAGGCGCCTGCCCTCATACTTCTCAGAACGGCAGCTCCTCGAGCTCGAGCCCGTCGTCGGGTGCCGGCGGCGGCAGTTCTCGCGGTCCCCCGCGCGCGGCGACCATCGCCTCGAGCAGCGCCGTCGGTGAAGCAGCCGCCTGATCGCGCGGGCACTGCGTATGGCGCTCGCCGCGCAGATGATCGGGCAGCACCTCGCCGCAGCGGCTGCAGCGTCGCTCGGGCGGCTCCACGTGGCTGCGCACGGCGAACGAGCGCGACTGCTGGAGCTGCGCCTCGACGAACGTGCGCGCCTGGGCCATCAGCGCCACCGCGGCGTCGTCCTCGTCGTCGCCCAGATCGAGCTCGGCCTCGAGCACCGCCGAGGCCAGCTCTGAGCCGTAGGCGCCGTCGGTCAGCCGCTTTTCGAAGCCCAGCGTGATGTGCCTCAGCTTCATGCGCGCCTCTTGCCGTTGCGCGCCGGCGTGTGCTGGGCATGCTGGTAGGCGCCCCACATGCGCTCGATCAGCTCGCCCAGGGTGACATCGGCGACGTGCGCCTCGCGCAGCATCTCCTGGTGGGTCCCGGCGCTCAGCCCGCGCGGCGCGCCGACTTTGAGCTGCAGCGAGGCGCGCTGGAAGGGAGCGCGCAGAGTCGTGGTGGTCGTGTCATTCATGTCGACATGATAGTGCTTGCCATGCCTATCTGACAATAATTGGCTGCAATGCAGTCAATGTGTATAATGACAGCGTATGAACCGCACCGATCTCCCCCGCCGACGCATGGTCTACCTGTCGGGCGCCGTCCGCCCCGAGATCCTCGGCTTCGCCACCAACCGCTACGACCTGGGCGTGCTGCTGACCCCCAACATGGGCAACCGCCCCAAACTGCAGGGTGTGCTGTGGGCCGCCGACAACGGGCTGTTCGCGGGCCCGGACAAGCCAGTCCGCCCGTTCGGCGAGTGCGAGTTCGCGCGCTTCAAGACGCTCCTCGAGCGCGCCGGCTGGGACCTCGACGGCTGCCTGTTCGCGGTCGTCCCTGACGCGCCGTTCAACGCCCAGGGCACGCTCGAGCGCTGGGCTGAGTGGTACCCACGCTTCCGTGCTGAGCTGCCCGCCGGCGTCCCGCTGGCCTTCGTCGCCGCCGACGGCATGACCGTCGACGACGTGCCCTGGGACGAGCTCGACGTGCTGTTCCTGGGCGGCTCGGACGCCTTCAAAGAGGGCGCCGCGATCGAGCTGTGCGCCGAGGCGCGCCGCCGCGGCAAGTGGGTCCACATGGGGCGAGTAAATTCGCGACGGCGCATGGCCATCGCCTGGCGCTTCCGCTGCGACTCGGCCGACGGCACCTTCATCGCCTTTGGCCCCAACCAGAATCTGCCCAAAGTCAACGCCTGGCTCGGCGAGCTCAACGGTCAGCCGGTCACCAGGTTCGTGCGCGGCAACCTGGCCTGGACACGCGTGCCTGGGCGCGGCTGCCGCCTGGACGTCGTGGCCGCGCACACCGTCTTCGGCGCATTCGTGGGCGGCTGGTACGCCTGCCCGCAGACACCCGGCAACCGCTTCAGCAATCGCGGCGAGCGGCGCTGCATCCACTGCGCGGCCGCGCTGGCCAGCTCGCTCAATGTCGACGGTGAGGGCGCCTGGATGATCCTGCCGTGCCCGTGCGAGCTGTGCTACGAGACCGCCTTCGGCGCCCCCGCGGCCGCGCCGCACAGGATCCTCGAACTGCCGGCCAGGCTGCCGGCAGCCGCCTGATATTCTTGCAGTCATTGTGGACAGGAAGTATATTGTACTCATGAACCGCACTGCCTCCCCCGAGCTCGTCGCGCAGCTCGTCGCGGCCCTCGAAGCCGCCGACCTTTACCTGAACTCCTTCGACACCAGTGCCCCGTCGCGCATCAAGGCCGAGACCCGCGGCGCTGTCGAGAGCGCCATCGGCGCCTACGTCGCCGCCAGCAAGCCGGCCGTCGACGCCGCGGCCGAGGCCATCAAGGCCGCCACCCTCGCGGCGTTCGCCGAGCTACCCTCGCCCGCCCACGCCGGGCTCGCCGCCGAGCGCGCCTACCTCGCCGAGACCGCGGCCAGGAACGCCCGATGAACAGCATGACCACCGCACTCCCCACCGCCCGCTTCCGGGCCATCCGCACTCGCTTCGTCGGGCCGACCAACACCCGCGGCTCGCGCGTCATCGCCGACGCCGGCGACCGTGCCAGCCGTGTGGTCCTCGACTGGGATCACGCCCTGAACTCTGAGCAGAACCACGCCACCGCCGCCGTCGCGGTCACTGAAAAGATGGGCTGGACCGGCGAGTACTACACGCCCCTGGTCGGCGGCGGATACGGGATGGACACCTACTGGGTGTTCACGTCCGAGGCGGCTCAGTCATGAGCGAGCGGCGTGGCCTGGTGTTCTACACGTGCGGCCACCAGGAGCCCATCCCGTCCAAGCCGGACCGTCACGTCGACGGTCCGTGCTCGAGCTGTCGCCAGGCAGCCTCGCCGCTCGAGATCTCGCGCCGCAAGACCTTCACGCTGCAGATGCTCTACCGCGGCCTGTACACCGAGTGCCCCTCGGCGTGGGTCGCCTGCGCCGCCTGCGGCGCGCTGTACCCCGACCCGTCCGACCTCAGCGACTGCCACCGCTGTCCAGTGTCGCCATGCTAATTACTGGCGACAATGCTGATGTTGTGTATAATGTCGTCATGAACCGCACCGCTTCCCCCGCCCGCCGCTCGCTCGCCGAGCTCAATCTGGGCTTTGTCACCGAGGGCGCCACCTCCGACTTCGACACCCGCACCGAGTACCGCGTCGGCAAATGGGGCCTGGCCTGGTCGCGCGATGGCTTCGCCAGCGGCGGCCTGGGCGGTGACCACCTGCACCTGAGCGTGGTCACCGTCATCACCGCCATCCACCCCGACTACGACTGGCGCCCGTACTGCGCCGCCAGCGCCTACCTGGGCTACGGCAACGCCGAGCAGAAGGCGGCCCGCCGCGATCGCCAGGTCGCCGGCCACGGCAGCTACAACCACCGCTGCAACCAGCCCAAGGTCGGCGACGCGATCAGCGTCCGCCCGGTCTGCCGCGACAACAACGTGCGCGGCACCTTCGTCTTCGACGGCGCGACCGCCGACACCGACGTGGTCGACTGCATCAACTGCCGCCGCGGATTCTTCGGCGAGCAGGTCGACGTGGTCGCCGTCAAGGCCGACCGCGCCGCCGCCAGCGAGGCCAAGAAAGCCAGCCGCCCGCTGCCGACGCGCTGCTTCCACTGTGGCGACATCCGCCCGAAGACCAAAGCCACCGCCGCCGGCGAGCAGCTCCCCTGCTCGAACTGCAAGGACAACTTCGAGACCATCTGGTGGGTCGAGACCACCGGCTACTCGTGCAGCTACTTCGCCGAGTTCCCCAAGCCCCACCTGCTCGAGCTCGGGCTGGCCGACGAGACCGCCGCCTGCGAGCGCCTCGAGCGCGTGGAAGGCAAGTGGTTCCGATGAGAGGTGATCAAGAGCCAACCATGACTCCCGAGAGTCGATACGAATACAAACCCAACCTTACGCACGTGCAGACGTTGGACGAACCACTGAGGGCAGTCCGCCAGAAGCGGATCGCTGAGGTGCTCGCGGAGACAATCAAAGCACTGATCGCTAACGGATACACCACCGACGAAATCGTCTCCGCACTCGGAAGCCAAGTCGTGCGAATGCGAAGCGTTCATCGCCGAGGAGACCCAACCATGACCCCCACCCGTACACCCCTGCCCGAGGTATGGCAGGAACGCCACGAGCCGCTGCCGACGTTCCCTGAGAGCTGCCCGGTGTGTGGCGCCGCCGCGAGCGCCCACGGCAACCGCTACCACCCGGTGACGTACGCCTGTGGCGCCGCGTACACCGACAAGCCGCAGATTCAGAACCACACCGACAAGTGGTGGGGAGCGTGTCCGGGGTGAGGGAGCTGTGCCAGCGTTCTGGACACGATGCCGACGAGCTGCGCTCGGGCGCGAAGTGGCTCATCCGCAAACCAGGCGAGTCGCTGCCCGACTGCCCCGAGTGCGGGCGTCGGGACCTGATTGTGACCGCGCATAAGCAGTGGCCGCGCCACTACCGCGTGCGTCGCTGGATCCGTCCCGAAGCGAGCCAAGCATGACAGGGCGCGGTGAGCTCGAAAGCCGCGGCGACCACACCGAAAAGGAACACACGACCATGACCCCCACCAATTGGATCGACATCACCGACGAGCCCGCGCCACCGTTCCCCGAGCAGAGCATCGAGCTCGACTGCCCGCCCGGTGACCCGCGGCCTGGCGACCTGATCGCTGAGGTGATCCTGGGCACCGGCCTGCCGGCGCGCCCGGCCAGGAGCAAGGTGTTCGGCAACTGGGTCTGGGACTACTCGGACATTGACCCCGAGGCGTGGGCGGCGGCCAAGGCGATCGTCGGCCCGCGGATCGCCCGACTGCACGACCGCGGCGTGATCCGCTACGGGAGCTGGTAAGCGCGCGTAAACGCACAGGACTGGCGCCGGCACCTCGCGAAGCGGTTCATGGGGTGCCGGCGTTTCCTTACCCCGCGTGCATTGTATTTGTTGCAGGCATTGTTGCCACCGTGTATATTGTAGTCATGAACCGCACCGACGTCCTCGACCTGGCCAACGGCCTGGGTCGCAAGTTCGAAACCTTCGACATCACGCCCGAGCTGACCGCCATCGCCCGCGAGTACCTGGCCGCCTACCAGGGCAACTTCAGCTTCCTGCTCGACCTGCGCGCCAAGAGCGCCCGCGGCCTCAGCGCTGGCCAGGCCAAGGGTGTGCTGAACTGCCTGCTGGCCGACCTGCGCCGCAGCGCCCCGAAGGCTGCCGCCGCCCCGGCCGCGGTCCTCAACCTGGCCGCCATCCCCGACGGCCGCTACCGCGTGGTCGACGGCCTGGACGGCTCGAGCACGACCGCGGTGCGCCTGGTCAAGGCCACCTGGGCCACCGACAAACCAGCCGGCACGCGCTCGATCGCCATCCGCTCGGCCGAAGGCTGGACCAACCTGGGCTTCGTCAGCCCCGAGGGAGAGATCTCGCTGTGGCGCAAGGCGGAGGCCTTCAAGGCGCGCGTGCTGGCCAGCCTGGCCATCCTGGCCAAGGCCGACGACACGCTGGTGTACGGTCTGGCCTACGCCATGGAAGGCAGCGAGTGCTACATCTGTGGCCTCGAGCTCGACACGGCCGAGTCGCTCAGCGTCGGCTACGGCCCGACGTGCGCCAAGAACCGCGGCCTGCCCTGGGGCGCCAAGGCGGTCCCGGCCCAGGTCCTGCTGGCCAGGGCCCAGGCCTCGGGCGCCTCGCCGGTCGAGTTGGCGCAGGCCGAGCGCGCGGCCGCCGCGGCCAAGGCGCAGTCGCTGGTGAGCGCCGCTCGCCCGAGCCGCCGCAGCTACGACGAGATCTTCGATGTCCAGTGCCGCCAGTGCGCGCCGTTCGACTGCGACGACCCCGACCGCCACCTGGGCGTGCCGTCGCACTACACGCCACTCAAGAATCGCGGCTGTCGGTGTGATGCGGACGTCACGGGTTTCGATTGCATGTGCTTCGAGGGTGCTGCCTGACCGGCAGCACCAATCTATTTATTGCAGCCATTGTGAGCATTGTGTATATTCTATCCATGGACCGCACCGCTTTCACCGTCGTCGCCGGCTTCGAAGCCGCCGCCCGCCACGAGGCCGCCCTGGCCACCGCCGCCGCCGCCCCTAGCTTTGACCTGCCGCGCTGGCAGGAGCGCAGCGACCCGACCGTCGCCGCCGAGATCGTCGTGACCATCTACGGCTACGGCCTGCGCTACGCCAGCGGGCTGCAGAACTTCGCCATCATCGCCAGCGCGCAGTACCTGGGCACGCTCGAGAAGGCGCTCGCGTACGCGCAGCGCTGGGCCGCGCAGAACCCCGACACCAACTTCGTGTTCATCCGCAACACCTCGCTGGCCCAGGCCGGCGCGATCGCGGCCAAGGTCGCCGAGCGCGAGGCGGGCATCGCCCGAGCTGCCGCCGCTCAGCGCGAGGCGCAAGAGCGCCTGTACGGGAAGGCCAAGTCATGAACCATCCACTCGATTCGCTCACCAGCGAGCTGACCGCGTTCAATTCGTTCCGCGAGCTGGTCGACAGCGCGCCGCAGTACCGCCCGACCATCCTGCCGCGCGACAACCAGCACATCGACCTGGCCGACGGCTACGACGCCTTCCAGGCCGAGCGCGGTGATGCCCGCCGAGCCTGGCGCGGCGGCTCGGATGTCGTGCGTACGCCCGCCGTGCCCTCGGCCGACAGCCTGCTGACGGTCACCCTGGGCGGCGTGCCAGCTCGCTCAGGGCTGTACTCGGAGTGGCTGCGCGCCATCCACGAGATCAACGGCGAGTGCGGCCCGGACGACGTCAAACCCTTCGGCTCGCCAGACTCGCACGCGGGCGCCGACGGCTCGTACATCGAGGAGTACCCGGAGTACCGCGTCATCCTGCGCCACACCGAGTGGGGCAACGACCAGAACAGCGGCACCATCGAGGCCAAGACGCCCGAGGCCGCCCAGGCGCTCAAGCGCGCGCTGGCGGTGCTGCTCGCATGAGCTACGTCTCGCTCGTCTTCGAGTGCGCCAACTGCGGGCACATGGACATGGCCAACCCCGAGCTGGTCCTGTCCATCCCCGCGCGGCGCGAGGGCGGCCGCTTCGTGCCCGACCCGAACGGCAAGCGCGAGCCGATCTGCCGCTTCTGCGCGGTGCAGGCCCTCGAGCGCATCCGCTCGGGCGACCCGATGCTCACCTCGGTGTCGCCAGTGCTGCGCGAGCCGGACTACTTCGACCGCGCGTACGGCGAACCCGCCGCGGACTTCGAGCCATGAATGTGTGCGCCTACTGGCACGACCACCCCGAGGGGGATCCGAGCTTCGACGACTGCCAGGCCGCCGCGGCGGCCGCCCGCCGTGCGCTGCCGAACTGCCTGGTCTGCCGCCAGCCGGTCTCGGCCGCCGACGACTGCGTCGCAGCCAACACCTGGGTGGCCCACCGCGAGTGCGTCTACCGCCGCGCCGCGCGGCGTGTGCGCAAGTAAAGGAGATCCCGATGTCCTACGACCCTTACGCTTCTGAGTCCAGCGGCGACCACGAGACCACCACCGATCAGGTGTACCTGCGCCACATCCGCCAGGAGCTGCAGCACGTCACTGCGGCGCTCGGCCCGCTGAGCGAGCTCGTGCTCGAGTTGCGCACGCTCAACACCAACCTGAACAGCATCGACTCGCGCCTGGACTACCTGGCCCAGCTCGTGGGCGCCGGCGGCTGGCGCTGAGTCGCAAGTAATACTTGCTCGGCATTGGCTGCATTGAGTATATTGTCGGTATGAACCGCACCGAGCTGGTCAGGACCGACCTGATCTACACCGAGACCGTCTACACCCTGTGGACCAAACTGCCGTGGCAGCGCAAGACGCGCGCCTTCGCCGCCTACTCGGTCATGTACCACCCGAGCGGCCAGGTCACTGTCGACGTGTCCTACTTCGACTACAAGACCGGCAAGCGCAAGGTGAGCTTCATGACCAAGCCCGCGGAGATCGCCGCCAAGCTCATCGAGTGGCGGGCCCAGGACAACCACGGCGTCAGCTACAGCCACCAGGAGCACTACGGCTATGAGCTGCGCGAGGTGTCGGCGTGACCGACGAGCGCGCGGCCGAGCTGCGCCAGCACCGCGCTGAGCTGGCCCAGCGCTTCGCTTCGAACGCGCGCGACACCAAGGCGCAGGCCCTCGCCGACGGCGCCACGAGCTGGATCCCGTTCACCTCGAAGGACGGCCGCTACAAGGGCTTCTGTGTCCCCTCGAGCCAGGACGGCAAGTACTACACCGTCACCATCGACGACTGCGACTGCCCCGACGCGCAGCGCCACACCACGACTTGCAAGCACCGCCGCGCCCTGCGCCTGGTGCTCGAGCGCCAGGGCATCCTGGCGGAATTCATGCCGGCGGCGGTCACCGAGGGTGACGCCGCGTTCTGGGCCCGCCTTGGCGTGCTGCCCACCACCCGAGAAGACTAGGAGCTTGAGGATCCCCGTCATGAACACCCCCAACATCGTCGTCCTGACCGAAGTCGGCGGCCTCCCGCTGGGCCCCGGCCACGACCACGCGGTCTACATCAATCCGGCCCACATCGTCGAGTGGACCAGCGCCAAGGCGCCCAAGGGCGCGACCTCGATCAAGCTGGTCGGCATCGAGTACGAGCTGTTCGTGCGCGAGTCGCCGCGCGAGGTCTTCCACCTGGTCACCGGCGACGAGCTGCCCGAGCTCGAGGCCGAACCGAACGGCCACATCCGGGCCCTGTGAACTACGCCATCGTCATCGTGCAGCGCTACGCCATCCTTCGGGATGGCCAGCGCGTGGCCAACACCCCCGACTACCCGAGCGCGGATGACGCACGCCGCGCCATCGTCAAGCTCAGGCGCCAGGACGCCGTGGCCGCGGCCAGGCAGGCGCGCGAACAGGAGCAACAGCCATGACCACCGCTGGAGAAGCACAGGCAGCGATCAACGAGGCCAAGGCCAAAGCTCGTAACGCCAGCCGCGAGCGTCGCCTGCAGCAATACCAGGGCCAGACTGCATCACACGTGGCCGTGGCCAGCTTCGACGACGGCTTCGACGCCGGCTACCAGGCCGGCTTCCAGCAGGCGCTCAGCTCGCTTCAGGAGGCCCTGCTCGACTCCATCAAGGCGCAGCGCAGCGGCATCATGTCGAGACTGATGTGAGCCAGTCGCTGGCGTCAGCCCAGTTCATGACCGCCCTGGCCACCCTGGTCGTGTTCGGCGTCGCGTACGGCGTCGGGCACGAGGTGCGCGCGCGTTCGCTGTGGGCCAAGCTGGGCGGCCTGCTCATCCTCGTCGGCGGCCTGGCCGCCTTCTCGGTCGTGGCCAACACCTTCGACAGCTCGGTCTTCGCCGTGCTCATCCTGCCGGTGCTGATCGGCTTCGGCGTCGGACTGCGCAAGCCCTCGCCCGCGGTCTAGGGGATCAGGCGCGCCAGGGCCACCCCGCCGAGCAGTCCGGCCAGTCTGAGCTCGAGCTGGCCAATCGCGGCAAACACAATAACGAGCAAAAAGACGACCAGCGCCAGTAGCCAGCCGACGGTGACCCACGTGGGAGCTCCTGTGATGTGCATGCGATTTCTCCCTCTCTTATTGCGACCCCACCGTCAGGTAGAAGCCACCACTGCCCAGGTTTACGGCCTTCCCCGAGGGCTGACTGGTGATGATGACGTCGAAGCCGTACGTCTGACCCGCCACGAAGGCGCCCTGGTACATGGCGACAATTGGCTCGGGGATGTCCACGTCGCACAGCGTGCGCCAGCCGTTCGCCTGACCGTCGAACAGAACGGCTCCGGTTGAGACGTTACGGATGCGCGCATACGCGGTGTAATCGCCCGCCGTGGTGTCCCTGCGTTGGCCGCCACACCAGCCGCCTGCCTGACCAAAGCCGCTGCGAGGTGCGACCAGGGTGGCCACGGCTACCCAACCAGTGCTGTTGTTGGCCCCGCTGAACGCAGTCATGCCGACGCTCTGGCCATCGGTGGTCTTCGACGCCGCGCCGGCGCCGTAGCCGGCGTTGTAGCCGGCGTTGTACTGGTTGGTCCACACGTTGGGGTCGCTGTGCGCGTCGGTGCTCCACAGATTGCCGCTGCCCCACGCGCCGCCGTCGTAGGCGGCAGCCCCGCGCTGCACTGCGTCGGTCTCGAAAGACTGACCACTGCTCCACACCCGAGTCGCGCCCCAGGCCTGATTGGCGCGCCCGGCCCAGGTATCTCGGTCGGCGGCGTTCTGGTCCCGCTGGGTCCTGTAACTGACACCTGAGTTCCAGACCTGCGAGTCGCCCCAGGCCTGGTTGGCGCGGGTGGTCCACGTCTGCACCAGGCTCCACAGGTACGCCACGCTGGCGCCCAGGTACGTCACTAGATCGCCCGCCAGTTGGTGGAGTCGCTCTTGTAGGTCAGCGCGTCGCCGGGGCTGATGGTCCCGTTCATGACCGCGCCGGTGCTGGTGTTGATGCTGCCGCCGATGACCGAGCCGCCCGCGGCTATCACCGTCGTGGTACCAGCGATCGCCGAGACCAGGATCGGGCGGTTGGTCCCACTGGCCACCGGCAGCGTGACCGTCACGCCCAGCGTGCAGAACACGAACTGGATGCCCGCGGCCACCACGTAGCTCACACCTGTGGTGACCCACGAGTTGGCGTACAGCGACTCGAGTGAGACCGAGCCGCCCGAGTAGCCACTGGTACCGTGGACGTGGTCACCGCCGGCCACCTGGCCAGCGGCCGAGCCGACGTCCGAACCGATCAGCGGGACCGTCGCCGCGGCGCCGGCCTTGGACAGCCGGACACCCGTCGCGTCGACCGACAGCAGCACCGTCGAGCCGTCCGAGGCAAAGATGACCAGCCCGCGGCTGGCCGCATCCGAGTTGCGCAGGCTGAGTGCGTACGACAGCGGGTCATTGACGATCGTCGCCAGCGGCGTGTTGCGCCGCCCGGTCAGCGCGTCGATGACCTGCTGGATGTCCTGGGCCGCGGCCGGCGTTTTGCCCGTTGCGATGTCAGTGAAGGCTGGCATCTGTCACCTCCTCAGGACCAGCTCCTGCCGCTGTCATAGGGCACGCCCGCATCCCAGCCGAACGGGGCACCGGGTTGGCGCCCGAAGATGCTCAGCGTCACCGCGCAGCTCAGCACGCGCGAGCCATCCATATCCGCCTCGACCTCGGCCGGTCCGTCCACCTGCAGCACGCGCACCCTGTAGGCCGTGCCAGCCTCGTCGATCATGGTCACGCGCGCCGCGGCCTGGGCCAGGTCGAGCAGGCGGTGGACGTCGTCCATGGCGCCACGCCCGTGCAGCTCGCCATAGGCGTAGCGCTCGTAACGCCCGAGCTGCAGGATGTACTTGCGGATCTCGCGCAGGTCCGGGTTGGGCAGCCAGCGAATCGACAGCCGCCGCAGGATCGGCGGCGTGAGTGGGCTGCCGTTCAGATTGAGCTTGAAGGTCAGACGCTGGCTGACGATCGCCTGTGTCACCGGCAGCACCGTGCGCGGGCCGCTGGTGAAATTGCACAGCGTCTGGAACACGGGGTCGCCCTCGACCGCGCCTGAGACCACGATCGAGTTGCCGCCGGTCAGCGCCTCGCTCTCGCACTGGATCTCCTCGACGTCTTTTGGGATGGGGTCCTCGCCTCCGTCTTCGGATGGCATGGTCACCTCGCACGTCTGCGCGAAGCGCCGCCCGCGGCCGGCCTTCAGGTCGGCGTACGGTGTCGTGTAGGCCAGCGGCGCCCAGCGCACCTGGAACACACCGCCTGGCACGGTTACCCCGAACAGCCACAACCGCGGCCCGTCGCTGGCCAGGCCACTGATCCACATCGCGCTCACCCGAAAGTTGGCGGTCACGATCGGCGCGACGTTCCATATGAACGGTCCCAGCTCGGGGCCGCGCACCACGTCGACGGCGTTCGGGTCACCAGGCATGCGCCCCATCATCTGCCCGGTGTCCGCCTCGCGACCCCAGCTCACCCAGGTCTGCTGTCCGGTGGCGTCCCATGTGGCGTAGATCAGGTAGCGCCCACGCGTGACGATGTCGACGCCGTAGCCACCGATCGGCGTCTCGTTGGGCAGCGACAGCAGCGGCGTGATCGGCTCGGCCTGGGCGTAGCTCTGGCCTGAGATCTGCACGCGCAGCAGGTCGTACGCGGCGCTGATGTAGCCATAGCCGCCGCGGCATATCGCGGCCAGACCGCCGGTCGAGATGACCCCGTCCTCGGCCTCGGGCGTCAGATTCGGCGCCAGGCCTGAGCTGTCCAGGTCGCGTAGCCCGCTGGTGGTGGCGATGTACAGGTGATCGAGCGTGTTCGCGAAGCGCTGGATGCTGCCGCGGATGTCGATGGCCGGCGTGGCCAGGCCAGGTGTCCAGCTCGTGTCCAGCCGCGGCGCACTCGAGCAGTAGCGCACGCCCGAGGTGCCGAACTGCGCGGCCAGGCGCTGCGAGGTCAGCGTCGCGCCGGCCGGGCCCGTCGTCCACCACACCGTGCCGAGCGCGCCAGTTGGCTGCACCGCGGCCGAGCCGAGCAGCGCCGCGGTCCACACGCCACCGTCGGGGCGCTCGTACAGGTTGGCGTTGTTGGACATGAACATGCTCGTGCCGAAGCGCGTGAGCGCGTAGCCGGCCTTGCCGGCGCCCATGTCCAGGTCGACCGATGGGACCGGTGCACTGGCCTGGCCAGCGGTCAGCTTGTAGACCACCTGGCCGCACACCGCGTAGATGCTGCCGTCAGCCTCAGCTATCCCGTCCGCCCGTGGCGCCGCCGTGGCCGCGGGCAGCGCGATCGCGGTGACCTCCGGGCCTGGCAACAGGATGCCCGCGTCGCACGTCCAGGCGTTTTTGGTGTAGCTGACCATGCCGTTGATGCCCACGCTGCGCGAGGCGCCAGAGCCGCGGTGGAACGTGGTGATCTCGAGCGGGTCCAGCGTCGCCTGGCGCGCCGCTTCCATGCCCGCGTTTTTGATCTTGGGCACGTAGGTGACCGTGTACTGGCGCTCACCCTGGTTGCCGCGGGCGGCCTTGTACGCCTGTCCGTCGATGTTGATGTCGATCGCGAACTGGACAGCGGCCATCGTTCAGCTCAGCGCACCCAGGTCCACCACTGGTCGAGCGCGCCGCTCTGCGCACGGTGGTCGGCGCGCTCCTTCGGGTGCGGCAGGCCGACGTACTTGGCGCGGTTGGCGATGATGCGCTGATCCTGGGCTTTGAGCCCCATGCGGTTGCTGACCGCGCCGGTGGTCATGCCGGCCAGCGCCTCGTAGGCGTGCGCCAGGGCCACCTGCACCAGAAACTGGGGCTGGATCAGGCTCTCGTCGTCGTCGAGCTCGAAGCCCTGGCAGTTGTCGGTCCACACCCCGCAGTGCTTCATCAGGGTGTCCGCGGGGCGGGTCAGGCTGAGGTCCATGCGCGTGCCGCCGGCGATGTCGCCTGGGGTGTCGAGCAGGATCTGCTGGCCATCGCGGCGTGCGTTCCAGCCGCTCCACGGCGCCTCGACCCAGCTCGGGTCGACGTACGGCCCGTAGAACTCATGGATCGCCTCGGGGTCGAGCCAGTCGCCGTAGTCCAGCGTGTACACCGCGGTGTTGCTCAGGCCGGCGAGCTGCAGCCGATCGAGCACCCAGCACTCGGCCAGGGCCAGGTTCAGGCACTCCTTGAGGCCGAGGTGGCCGTCCATCTCGTATGGCGGCAGCAGCCGCGACAGCTCAACCTGGGTGCCGCTGGCCACGCGTGTCGGAAACGGCGGGCCTACCTGCAGCTCACCCGTGACCGGGTTGAGCGCCTGGTCGGAGACGTGGCGCACTAGGCCGGCATTGGCGCCGTCGACGGGCATCACCCACCACTGTCGAAAACGGTTTGCGTCGAGCTGATTGCCGAGGTTGGTGGCGATCAGCGAATTGCCGCCGACGGCGCCGTCGGCGGTGGTCGTGACGACGTTCAGGCTGCCCTGCAGGCGGCGGCCGAGCATGCGCCGACAGGCGCGCAGCGAGCGCCGCGTGGGCGCGACCCTTGAGGTCGGCGGTACAGCCACCGGCCAGGGCGCCGAGTAGGTGCCGAGACCACCGGCGTTGTAGCGGCAGGTGCGGTACCAGTCGCTCTGCACGCCAGGGATGTCGACGTAGGTGTAGCTGGTCTGGTCGGCGACGTACGGGATCCGCGCGAGCGTGGCGAAGGTGTTGAGCTGGGTGGCGTTGGCGCCCTTCTCGAGCTGCAGCCCGGTCCACGTGGTGATGAACGTGTCGACGTCGGGCTCACTCAGGACGATCGTGTTGGTCATGGCGCCTCAGCTCGCGACGGCCGTCCCGTCCAGTACACCATTGAGCGTCGGCGTCTCGGTCGCCCCGAGGACGTCGTCGACGAAATTCAGCACACGCCGATCCACAATGCCCCACGAGAAGGCCTGCACCTTGTCGCGCAGGTGGTCCCAGTCGGCGTCCTCGAGCTCGAGGACTTCGGGCTCCTTGTCGAGCGCGTCGAGCAGGCGGATGCCGCGGCGCAGCTCCTCGATGTCGGCGCCCTTGGATGGGTCGAGCGGACGGCGCACCACCTGGCGCAGGATCTCGGCCCAGGACAGCTCGCCGAGCTGGGGGTCGTGATCGACGCGCAAGCGGATGCGCTTCATGATGTCTTGCTGGCTGACAAGCCCAGAATCGCGTCGATCTCCTGCTGGTCGGTAATCGGCGCTTTGGCGTACGCCACGGCGACGTCGGTTGGCGGCGAGGATGCCGTGGCGACCTTGTGCTGCTTGACGTACTCGTTCAGCAGGTCCTCGTTGCGCGCCTGGAGGTAGTCCTGGTTCGTGATCGGCGGATCGCTGTCGGTCACCAGCCAGGCCAGCGCCTGGTCCTGCTCGTCGGTCGCGCTGATCGTGTACTCAGCCATGGCTCTCCTTTTATGCAGCGTCCGCGTAGCACGGGATCTTGCGGTTGGTCCCGTTCACGCTGATGCGGATGTACTCGGTTGGCGTGGCCGGAGGCGCCGCCGCTCCGCCCGCTGCACCCACGGTCGTGGTCAGCGTGTTGTCCACGCGCATGAACACTCCGGTCGAGGTGTTTGAGATCCAGATAGGCGAGTTCGTTGCGCCTGGTGCAGCAGCGCCTGCGATCCGGAGGGGAACGTTGTTCGTTGTCGCACCGGACTGAGCGTCGAGATAGATGCCGTAGGCGTTGGTCCGTGTCCCGCTGCTATTGAAGATCCGCATACCGTAGAAATCGGTAATGGTGGTCCCCGAGACAGACGCGAGGGACATCATGATGCCGTAGTACGAAGGCAGCGTGTATGAGCCGCTGAGCGAGTATCCAATGTAAAGTGCTCGAGCGGTCGTGGTGGCTCCGGTGAACGTCGGCTGGAGGTTCAGGCCGGTTGCACTGACAGCCGCGTTCGTTGACGCCACGAACAAGTTGTCGCCGGCTGTCGGGACGGTGCCAACTCCAACATTGCCGTCCAGGCGCGAGGTGCCCAGGTTGTACAGACCGATGTTGGTCGTAACCGCGCCGGACTGAGCCAAGATGTAGACGCCATAGGCGTTGGTGATCCCGGCTTTGCCCTGGTTGGCAACGTAGATGCCGTACAGCGTGGTGATCGCGCTGCCAGCGCCCACCACTGGTGCGACCACCTGTAGCGCATACCCGCTGACCATGGTGAACGCAGCAGCGGCTGTCGTCAGGCCAATCATCACGTCAGAGCCGCTCGTGGTTGCCGTTGCGCTGAAGGTGCCCAGCACATTCAGGATGCTCTGGGTCGCACCGCTCAGGCTTGTCGAGGCTGGATTGACCACGAGGCCAATGCTTGTCGAGGATGCCTGGCCGATGCCGACGTTACCGTTGACACTCAGGTTGCGACCCAGGAACAGATCGCGCGGCCGGTTGGCTCCACTGGCGCCAATGTCGTAGGTGTTGTCGGTTACCGCCTTGAAGTTCCCGGTGCCACCTTCGATCTTCCAGAAGTCGGAACCACCGAGTTGGAACGTGATCTCCGAGCCGCCCAATCCGAGTGCTCGCAACGTGCCCGTTCCTGCGTTGACAGCCCGGACATACACCTTGTTCGCCTGCCACTCGACGTTTAGTCGTTCGTAGTTGCTGGCGTCCGTGTACGTGTTGTAGAGCAGGAACTGCTGCGCGTTGACACCGTTGCGAACATCAACGACGTTGCTGCCCCACGGCTGAAGCGACAGGGGCACGCCAGCGCTGTTCGCGTAGAGCGGCGAATCGACGTAGCCGAGCGTTGAGAAGTTGCCACCCAGGTACAGATTGCGCGGTCTATTCGCTCCACTCGCGCCGATGTCGTAGGTGTTGTCGGAGTTGGAGACGAGATGGCCCCCGCTCGTGAGCTGCCAGGCCGAGGTTGTGCCATTGACCACAAACTGGATGCCGTTGCCCACACCCGAGGTGAGGGCGCCCGCGTAGACGGTGCCGCCCACATAGACGTCTCTCGGGCGAGTCGCGCCGGCCGCGCCGATGTCGTAGGTGTTATCGGGTGAGAACGTGAGCGTCTGGCTCAGCGGGAGGGTTAGCCCACCACCTCCACCTCCCAGCGCCACCTCCACACCCGAGTTGCTCAGCATGTACAGGTTGTTGTCAGCTTTGGAGTACAGCCGCACGCTGCCGCTGGCAGGGTTCGCTGGCTTCACGATCGCCGAGAACTGGGCGTAGCTGGCGAGCTGGGCAATGCCGGCCAGGAACAGGTTCCTGGGTCGATTCGCGCCGGATTGCCCAAGGTCGTAGGAGTTGTCGGCGAAGGCGATCAAGTGGCCGCTCGAGTTGACCTGAAAGCGGGTCGTGCTGACGGTTGACAGGCTGAGCGTGGTGCTGGCGTTGACCAGCGGCGTGACGACCGATGTCGCGGCGTAGACGGTGCGCGGGCGGAGTGTGGCCGACGTCGCGCCGATGTCGTAGGTGTTGTCAGGGCTGAAGGTCAGGTTTTGCGCGAGTGGCAAACTGAGCCCGCCACCGCCGCCGGCCGGTGTAACCCAGGCCGTGTCGTAGTCGGTTGCGGTGTTTTTCTGGAGCACCTGGCCGGTGGTGCCGCCGGTGGGGACGGCGCCAGGTCCGATGAACGCGCCGGAGACATAGATCCTGCGCACTCGCAGGGGTCCGCCACCAGGCGGGTAGCTGGCGTCGCCGCCAATGTCCACCGCGCCACCCGTTGCGCCGTCGTATGCGGGTATCAGGTTGCCCGTGGTATCGATCGACCAACGCAACTGGCCACTGCCCTCGCTCGTGCCGCCGGTCCAGAAGCGAATGCTCTTGGATGTGCCGCCCGACCGCGAGTCACCGGCCCTGATGCCAGAACTGCCGTACTGCAGCCACTGGGCGCTGTTTTTGTCCATGCCGCTCCAGCACGTCAGAGTCGTCTCGTTGTAGGAGACGTCGTTGGGGATGATCCACACCTTGGCCGGTCGGTACTCGCCACCAGCGCCGTCCTTGGCCGCGAGCAGCAGCACCGTCTGGTCGTTGTTGTCGCTGGTCAGCGAGATCTGGAAACCGGTGGTGTAGCCGTTGTTCGCGTCGGGACCGACCAGCAGGAGGTGTGGTGGCGGGGGCCACGTACCAACGGTGGTGCCAAGTGTGGTCAGACCCTGCACGTTCAAGTTGCCACCCAGGTACAGGTTGCGGGGGCGGTTGGAGCCGGCGGCACCGATGTCGTAGGCATTGTCCGTATCGGCCAGCAGTGAACCTCCGTACATCAAGCCCGCGCCGATGAGACGGATCTGACCAGCACCAGTCTTATAAAGCTGTTCTGCGCTGGAGGTGGAGCCGAAGCGATAGCTAGTACCAGCGGTCACGTCGCCGGGAGTAATCAATGCTCCTGCGACCACGCTGCTGGTCGCATAGACACTGCGCGGACGGCTCGCTCCGGACGCACCGATGTCATAGCTATTGTCTGGCGAGAAGAGCAGGTTGCCGCTGAGCGTGCCACCCGTTAGTTGGAGATAACCACCGCCGGCCAGGGGTGCGTAACGAGCGTCGCCCTGAGCCTGGGTGATCTTCGTGTCGGCGTATTGTTTCGTGGCTGCTTGCAGGTTCGTAGACGGGTCAGCCGACAACGTCAGCAATCCGCTGAGCGTGCCGCCGGCGAGTTGCAGGTAGCGTGTGTCGGCCTGGGTCTGGGTCAGGTAGCCGCCGCCGACGACGGGCGCATAGCGTGTGTCGCCCTCCGGCTGGGTCAGGTACTGCGGGAAAGGGTCCGACGTCTTCAGGAACGCCTCGACCGCATTGACCGCCGCGTTGGCCTTGTTGTGCAGGTCCGGGTGGGTGTCCTGCGAGACCGTGCCGTTGGCGCTCGAGGTTGGCAGGTTGTCAGGTGTGGTGGGGAACGTCATGCGCTCAGCTCAGGTTGGCCACAGCTTGACCTGTCCGCGGCGGCGGTGTGATCGTGGCCACGGCGCTACCTGGCGGCGGGCCGCCTTGATCCCAGCTCGCAGCGCCCACCAGGGACGCCGAGGTGGGGATCAGGGCGCCGCCCAGCATGTAGCTGCCCAGCGTCCAGTCGCCCAGGTGGCCAGCTACCCACAGCCAGCCGCCTATGGCGCTGCCGGACTGTGGCGGGCTCGAGCCCGCCACGCCGCAGTCGGTCAGGGTCCCTTACCCCAGGATTTGCTTGATCGTGTCGCCGGCCGACAGAGCCTGCGGGGCGTTGATCAGATTCATGTAGAGCTGCCCCTCGCCGATGCGGTGGCCGTCGAGCGCCTCGGTCTTTTCGCCCGAGTTCAGATCGAGCAGGGTCATGTGACCCTTGACGACATCGCCAGGGCCGAGCAGCCCCCACTCGCTGACCGGGCGGTTGATCAGGCCGGCCAGCTTCTGGCCAACCGGACTCAGGATGGCCGCGCGCTCCTTGACCCATGGCACCGCGCGCTTGCTCTGATCGACCGGCGCGTCGAGGACCTTCTCGATGGCGCCGCCAGCGATCGTGCCCGCGTCGGGCAGCGCCTGGCCGCTGGCGCTCACATCGCCGGTGGACTTGGCCGCGGAGTGGCCCTCGATGGTTACGACGTTGGTCGTGTCGGCGAGTTCGCTCGAGGCGGGCTGGCCAAACTGGTCGGCATCGATTCTGGCCATACCGGCCAGGCTGGACATGTCCTTGACTTCGTCCGCGGACTCGACACGATTGGAGGCGCTGCCGCTCGGCGGTGACGAGCTCGCGGCACTCGGCGACTTGCTCGGGGTGCGCGGGCTGCTGCTGGTCTCGGTCATGGTTTCCTCGCTCACAGCCCGCGGTGGTCGTACTGGTAGCCAAGGGGCTGCGGGCTGGCCGCCCCTCGCTCGGGCCGCAGCGGGCCCTCGCCGGTCTGTCCGAATCGGCCGCCGCTGATCGACTGCGCACCGGCCAGGAACTGGCCGCGCTGTGGGTCGTCGATCGCCTCAATCTGCTGAGCTGGACCCTGGCGCTGGTGTTGGTTCCACGTCACCTGCACCGCGATCGACTGCGGCACGCTACAGATCTGGCCGACGAAGATCGGGAACTCGAGGCCATTGACCATGAACACGCGCGGCGGGAACTTGCCAGTGACCTTGTGGATCTTCATCTCGTCGGCGTCCGGCTGGATGTACACCGGCTCGCGCACCTCGGTCCGCCAGGCCTCGAGCGTCGCGTCGCGCTGCTCTTTGTCGCGGCGCACCTCCTCGGCCAGGTTGCCGCGCCGATCGCTCTGCTGGTCGGTCCGCTGCTGCCCCATCAGGTCGAGGATCTGGCGCTGCTGCTGAGCGAGCTGCTCCTGCATTGTGGCCATCAATCGGAACATGTCCTGGGGCGTGATCTCGCCCACGTTGGGCGCCGCGTGAATGATCGGCTCGAGCGCGTGCAGCGCCTCCTCGGGATCCTTGTCGATGCGGTCCATCGCCGCCTGGGTGCCGTCAACCGCGCGCTCGAGCAGCGCCGCGGCCGGCCCGTCTGGTCTGGCGTTCATCCAGCGACGGCCGTTTCCACGCGCAGGATGCGCGCGTTGTCGAGGACCTTGGCCACGTACGCGACCTTCCAACCCGCCACGCCGTACTGTTGCAGGGGGTCAATCTTCGATGGCGTGTTGGCCGGCACGACCATGATGTCGACACCGGTCTCGTTGGTCTGCGGGTTCAACCCACCGACGGTCATCGACTCGAGGTCGGTCGTGCCGAAGGCGTTCGGGCCCCAGATGAGCGCGGCGTGGACGTCGATGCCCGCGGCGCCGCCAGCGGTGAAGATCGGGTTTTCAGTGGTGGTGTCGAAGTCCACGCCCTCGACCTCGCCCAGGGTGCCCGACAGGAACACACTCGGCGCCGAGTAGCGCATGATGTCCAGCCAGCCACCCGCGGCCGCGTCGGTCTTCAGGTCATACTTTTGCGATGGCGTGCACGAGCCGTGGTAGCGCCCGTCCGGGAAGCGCGGCACCTTGGTCTTCTCGAGGGTCCTGACGGCCTTGCGCACCTCAGCGGTGATGAAGTTCATGCCCGCGGCGACGGTCACGCGACTGGTAGCGGTGGAGGCGTACTGGACGCTCGAGCCGGCGCCCAGCTCGGTACTGGTGAGCGCGTGCACGCTCAGCCCGCACTGCTCGCCCTCGACGTCCATGACGTTGCTCATGGCGGGGTCGATGCCCGCGCGGATCAACAAGTCGGAGATCTTCTGGAACGCGCCGTACTGGGCCAGGCTGGCGGTCACCTGGGTGATGGTCAGCGAGCCCTCGGTGGGCGGCACGCCCTCAGTCAGGGCCGAGGTGGCCGCCGGCAGCGCGCCCCACTTGCGCCACTGGATCGTGGTACCCGTGTTGGAGCCGACGGTCTCCTGCATGCCATCCTTGAGCAGCGGCAGGTACGGGATGAGGCGCTTGAGGGTCTTGGCGATGTAATAGGTACGCTGCTCAGCCGTCAGGCTGGCGTAGGTCTGCACGACCATAGTGGGAGCTCCAGGGCAGGGATTAGGACGAGCTGAGGTCGCGCCCGAGCCATTTGCCCTGGGCCACTTCACGCTCGAATTCCGGTTTGATCTGGCCGCTGGAATCGAAGGCGAGGTCCTGCCACCCGCGGCCCGACGGCACGGCGGGCCCGTTGGGGCCGGCTGGCTGCGGCGAGCGCACGAGCTGGTTGCGCTTCAGGCTCTTGTTTTCAGCCTGGAGACGAGCGATGGTCTGCTGCGCCTGGGCGCTGGCTCTGGCCTCGCCGGCGGCGAGGGCCATGGCATGCACGGCACGGATGGCAGAGATCGCGTCGGGAGCAGTGTTGAGCTGGGCCATGTGTTCAGTGCCGATGCCCTCGAGCTCGCCGAGGCCCTGCCAGTTGACGCCGTACTGGCGCTGCACTTGCTTTTCGGCCTCGCGATAGATCGGGCCGGCCAGCTCGTGCCACTGGCGCATCTCGACCGCGGTCTGGCGCTCTTCGGCCGTGGCGGTCCCGTTGAGCACCCGCTCGGCGAGCTGCTCGTACACGAACTTGCCTGAAGAGTCGCGTTCGTAGCCCGAGACTTTGCCGAGTTGGGTCAGGATGTGGCGCTGAGAGGCATTGACCTGCTCCAGCTCGCGCTGGGCAGTCTGCATGATGGTCCGAGCCTCGTCCCGCTCGCGCGTACGAACCTCGAGATCAGCGGCGAAACGCGCCGCATCACGGCGCGAGAACTTCGGTGGTTCGGTGGTCTGGGCCTCCGGCGCCACTGCGGCGGGTGCTGGCTCAGGTTGCTCCGCGGGCTGCTCGCCCTGTTCCTCGAGCTCGTCGTCGTCCTCTTGACCTTCGTCGTCTGTCTCGACTTCTTGCCAGTCTGGTGCGCCCGGCGGGGTTTCAGCCTCGAGGTCGCGTTGGGCGTTCGCGGCGATCGCCGCGTGCTCCATAGCTTCGTCGAGAGCTGCCAGCGTCGGGTTAGCGTCAGGTGGTGCCGGTGAGACAGCGGCGGATGCGGGCGACTGGGGCTGCATACCGAAGGACTGGCCTCAGTATGCTCACCGCCGGCACCGCGGCGGACCCGCCTGGGCGGGTGGTATTTAGTTATTGGCTGCATTGTTGGCAATGCTGTATAACTACGAGCATGAACCGCACCGCCCCTTCCACTGCCAACCGCTACGGCGCCCACCAGGGCGTGACCTACCGCTACAGCGTCCGCGCCGTGCTCTCGCCGATGGCCTTCCGCTCGCGCGCCTACCTGCCCAGCGGCGCGGCCGTGTCCGGCTTCGGCAACACCCGCGACGCCGCCGTCGTCGACATGCAGAGTCGCGTCAACCTCGTCATCGACGACCGCCTGGCGCAGGGATGGCAGCCATGAGCACAACCGGCCACGCCGTCAACGAGAACGGCCGGCACGTCCTCCTCTCACCTGATCACCCGGTCTGCGCCGAGTGCGAGCGTATCCGCACCACCCTCAGCGCAGAGGGGGCAGCCATGAGCCACCGCTGGGTCTTACAGACCTCACTGCCCAACGCCTTCCAGCACATCGCCATTCGCGCCGAGACCACCTCTTCGGTCGCTCTGTGCGGCAAGCGCGCCCGCATGGGCTTTGGAACAAGCGCTGGTACAACCTCGGGCACGAGCCGTTTCCTGGGCGGCGCCTCTGCCCGGTCTGCACGCGCCTAGCGACCGGGAAGGTGGCCCAGTGACCATGATCACCCACGAGCACGCCGAGTACGTCACACGCGACGAGCTGGCCGCGCGGCTGGCCGAACTGGAGCTGCGCATCGCTGATCGCATTACGACGCTCGAGCGACGGATGGACGACCACTTCCGCGCCCAGACGCGGCTCATGCTCGGCATGCTCTTTTCGATCATTGGCCTGTACGCCGCGGTCGGCATCGGCGCGTTCGTGATTGCGGTGAAGGGGTGACCATCGAGGAGCGCCTCGTTCGGCTCGAGCAGCGCATCGACCAGCTCGACCGCATCGAAGAAGGCCTCGAAACCGTAGCAGGCGAGCTCAAGGGCTTTCGCGCCGAGTTCACGGACTTTCGAGCCGATCAGGCTCAGATTCTGGGTCGCATCCTCGCGACGCTCGACAGCCATGACCACACACTGCGTGAAATCGCCGACGTGCTGCCTCGTCTTGGATTCCGCTGGCCATGGGAGCGACGTCCATGAGCATCGCTTGGATGCAGCGGCTGCGCGAAGCGGGCCTAACGCAGGAGCAGGCCGAGGCCATCGCCACCATGCCGGAAGACCGCTATGTGACCAAGGACTACCTCGACGCGCGACTGGCGCAGCTCGAGACAGGCATGACCTGGCGGTTTCTGGGCATCGCCGGCCTGCTAGTCCTGCTGGTCGGCCTGATCGACAAGTTTGTGAGGCCATGACGCTCGAAAATCTGGAGCTCCGCGTCGCTCGTCTCGAAGAGCACCAGGGCCTGGCCACCAAAGCTGACCTCGCCGCGGTACGTATCGAGCTCAGCCGTGACATCGCCAATCTGGCCACCGGAATCGGCAAGGATCTGCGCGACGTCCGGCAGGACCTGGCCACCGTCCATGCCGATCTCGGCGAGATCCACACCGACCTCGGTGAGATTCGGCGCCTGCTCGAGCGCCGCGCGTTCCGCTGGCCCTGGGAGGCGCGCTGAGTGGTCGCAAGTAGCCCTTGCGCGCGCGTCACAAACCAGGCACTCTGAGCTTGCGCGATGTGGTCGATATCAGTGCCGTTGATGGCTCAGGCCTTGACGCGCCAAAGCCATCACGAGCTTGGCCCAGCTTCTGTGCATTATGTCGGCCAAAGATGAAATGCCCCGAGGATCCGGAGGCGCTGTGTGGTCAGCCGATCGGCCAGTACCACTGCCCGGTTTGCGCTTGTATGCAGGTGGCCTGCACGCCGCACATGTGCGAACCCGAGCTGTGCTTGCTCGAGAACTGCGACTGCCTGCCCGAGGGCAGGACCAAGTCGATCAACCTGGTTGAAACCGAACACCTCGAAAAGATCGGGCAGTTGGAACGGCTGCTACGCCACCAGGCCGAACAGCTAGAAGAAGTGCTGCGGACCAACGATCAATTGCAGGCACGCCTGGCTGAGTCGGAAGCGGAAAACGATCAGTGGCAGAAGAAGCTGGCCGAGGTATGGGCCGAGGTTGCCTCGTTGAGAGAGCGGGCTGAGTAGGTGATCGAGCGCTACTGCGTCCGCGTCGCCGACCTGCCCAGGTTCCGGACGCTAGCTAGCGTGCCGTGCGCCGGCTGTGGCGCGCCGGTCGTCCACAACGAGCCTGACCCCGCGGACGTGCGCTTCATCTGCATCCAGTGCCTGATCGCCGATCCCCGGCCCGACCCGTGGATGTACTTCAAGTATCAGGGGAGACACTAATGGTGTCTGGCCAAGACGACTGGTTTGCTGGGCAGCCGTATGACCAGCAGAGCTTTGCGGGCCGGCGGCCAGACGTAGACCCATCGTTCAGTGCTGTTCAGCGACTGGCCCGTGAGGCCGACGCACTCTGCGCCGAAGTCGAGGGGCTGGAATCTGAGGTTGTGGCTGAGCACGACTTGAACCGCAAAGCGATGGCCGAAATCAAGCGACTGCGGGAGGGGCTGGCCGCCGCTCTCAAACAGAACGAACGGTTTGCAGCCGAACTTACAAAGCTGCGGGCGTTGATCGACACGCACAACGACCAGTGCCGTGAGTGCCCCGTCCTCGAAGCTTGATAGAGGTAGAGATGGTTATGACTGACAAGCTCCGTGGACGCAGGTTCATTCTTCCTGGGCGCAGCAATCGGGATGAGTGTGCTGATTCTTGTTCAGTGGTTGGCACGGTTGATCCAGGAGTCGCATGACTGAGACGCCCGGCTATGTTCGCTTCTGGGTCGAAGAGCATGGCCTAGAGGTCGCCATGCTCACGGCCAGCGACTTCCGCGCCGCCATGTCTGAGCGCGACGAACTCCGCGCCGAGGTCAAGGGGTTGCGGGCGTTGATCGACAAGCACAACGACGAATGCCGTGAGTGCCCGGTGATCGAATGAGCTTCCCGGCTGAGGCAGATTTCCGCTACCACCGCGTCGGCAACGTGCTGCACGTCGTCACCAAGAGCGTCAACAACCATGAGATGCGGACCATTCTCATCGGCTTCTGGCTGACCCTGGACGAAGACGACCGCCGTGACCACATTGCCGAGTTGCAGCACTACCTTGAGCCGGGTAGCTCGCCGCCACCGGCCAGCGTCGAAATGGCGCAGTCGATCATCGCTGAGCGGAACAAGGCTTGACCGACATAAGTGCCGTTAGCCAGCAAGCCCACCCGCTATGACGAGGTAGTGCCCTGCCCCGAGTGCAGCGCACCAATCGATTCGGCGAGTCAACTCAAAGGGATGGCCAGCCCGTCGCCTGGCGACCTGACCATCTGCTTCAAGTGCGCCGCGCTACTGGTGTTCGACCAACCGCCAGCGCTGCACGCGATGACCGACGCAGAACTGGCTGCCCTGAGCGAAGACGAGTACGAGGCGCTTCGCTTCGTCAAGGAGCAACTAGAGGCGTTCAGGCGTGCTGTCTGACAAACTCACGGCGGAGCAGGAGGCTCAACTGGTACGAGTAGGCCAGTGGGTCATCGACACATGCCTGCTGTTCGGCACCCAACCCAAGACCGCCTATCTGGTCGCCGGGGCATTCGTTGAAGGCGTTGAGGCTGCCTGGCGAAAGCAGGGGCGCCCGCGGCCGGGGTGAAGAATTGCGACTCTCTGGTAGGCAGAAAGGTACTGCTCTCCTTCCGTAAAATTCCCCGGCCGCGGACAAGTCAGGCGGCGACGTCACTCCGCGGCGGCGTGAGCGGCAAGGTGTTGCCGGTCAGCGCCTGGAATTCAGCGGCGAGCTCGGCGCTGCGGCTCAGTCCGCCGTTGGTCTTGGCGTCGATCTTCTTGCGCTCGCGGGCCAGGACGTCGGCGTCGCGGTTGTCGCGCTGCGACAGGCGATAGGCGACCGGATCGTCGCGGCGTAGCAGCCGCTCGGCGCGATCGCGCGAGTCGTCCTTGCGCACTCCCATGGCCTCGAGGCCGCGCTGATACTCGGTCACGCGCGCCTTGGCGTCGCGCACGGCCAGGTTCTGCTGGGCGATCTCCTCGGGCGACTGGCTGCTCGAGATCCCACCGTAGTGCGGCACCTCGGTCCAGGCCAGCGCGGCCAGCTTACTGTCGCGGGCCTTGTCCGCGGCGTCCTTCTGGACCGGCGTGTTGGCCGCCTGCAGGTCCTTGTCGTACTGGGTGCTAATGCGCGTGCGCAGGTCGTCGTGGCTCAGGCTGGCCTGATACTGCTGGTTGGCCTGTGCGTCGGCCAGGCTGACCGCCTTCTGCAGCACGTCGCGCTTGAGGTTGTCGGGTGCGCTCTGGAACGACGGTGAGGCCGCGGCCGCGGGCACGATGCGATCGAGGATGGCCGCCCGATTCTGCTCGTACTGCATCTTCTCTTCTTCGGTCGGGTCCATGCCAGCGACCTTCTTGACGCCAGGCAACGTCACCTCGTGCTCGCCCAGGACGCGTAGCGACTCGAGACCGGGCGTCCCCTCGGGGACCGCGCCAGGCGTGCGTAGTGGCAGGAGCTGCTGCAGCCCCGCGGCGGGGTTCAACTTGGGCTGCCCGAGCATGGTCGTCTGCGGGCTGAGCTCTCCACGCGTCCAGGGCAGATTCTGCTGGAAGCCGGCCGCGATCGCCGGCAGGTAACTCAGCGGGTCGGACGGCGAGGTGCCGCTGGTGGGGATCTTGCGCGCCAGCGGGTCGTTGGCGCTGGCGAGGTTGCTCAGCCCCGCGGACAGCGGCACGTAGCCGCCGCCGGTGCCACCGATGAGCTGAGACAACGCGTACGGATCACCTTTGAGCACGTCGGCGGTGAGGCCGAGCTGCTGGATGCCTGGCGCGCCCTGGCCAAGGACGTCAAACACGTGCGTCGCGAGCTGCGCCGCGGTACCCGTCGGGTCGTCGGGATGCTCGCGCACCGCGTCGCCATAGATGCCGGCCAACTCGAACGGCGTTTTGAGCTGATCGGGCAGCCGCTGGGTGCTGTAGTACTGCCCGTTCGGCAGCAGCACGCTCTTTGGCCGCCAGCCGCTGGCCTGCAAGTTGGCCATCGCGGTGGGGTCGGACGGTCCGTCGCCGGTGACCGTACCGTCGAGTGCTTTGGAGGCCAGGAACGACGTGATGGCTGTGCCGACGAGGTTGTGGGTCAGTCGGTCGGCCAATGGCGTGACCGCCTCACCGGTGCGCGAGAAGCGGCCTGGTTGCGGCGCAGTCGGCGTCCATGGGCCCGTGTTGGTCAGCCACTGCATGCGCTGTGGCGAGCCAGGTGGCGGTGGCGGCGGCATCCGCGGCGGAACTCGGCGTGCGTACGGACCGAGGCCAACCTCGCCGCGGGCGACGTCGAAGGCCGTGCCGGCCAGTCCCAGCGGCGAGGCCTCGACGCCACGCGCGAAGCCGCGCGCACCGATCGAGAAAACCGGCAGCAGAAAGTTCGAGAGCGCGCCCAGCGCCGGCGTGTCGCGGATGTGGCTCAGCGCACGCTCGATCGCCGCCTGGCCGGTGCCAGCGGGCTGACGCAGCCCGGCGCGGTTGGCCAGGTCCTCAGCGCGCGCGACCGCCTCGGGCGGCAGTTTGCTCGGGTCAGCGATCAGGCTGGCGATGTCGCCGAGGCCCTGGATGCCGCGGCCTTTGAGCGACGCGACGTGCTCGCCCGCGGCGGCGCCGAGCTCCATGCGCCGCACCATCTGCGCCGAAACGTTTTGCATGCCGGCGTGCAGCCCGCCGCCCATGGCGTGCGTCGCGCCCAGGTAGGCGTCCACGAGCGGGTTGCCTGACCAAGTGTTGCCACCAGCCGAGCTGAAGCCGCTCAGGAAGTCGCGGCCCATCTCGGGCAGCGAGTGCAGTGTGCCGACCGTACGGCCCATGGCCCGGTCAAGGTTGAGCGTCAGCAGGTCGCGCCCGGTCTGGGTCCCGTAATTCCAGGCCGGTGAGAAGGCGCTATGCATGGCCACCTTGGCCGCGGTGGCCGGGCCCATGACCACGTTGCCCGAGTGGTACGCATTGACCAGCCTCGAGATCCCAGCGGTTGTGCCCGCGGCCCTGGCCACCTGGCCAGCCTGGACACCATGCAGCGCGCCCGCGGCACCCGTCTCGCCCAGGATCGAGCCGACGACCGTGCGTACTGCACGTTCTTTCCAGTCGGTGTCCTCGGGCGTGGTCTCGTAGCCGGTTGCGCCGCCGGCCAGTGCGCCGCCCAGGTGCAGCGCCATCGGGAGCTGGATCTGGCCACCCTGGCGCCCACTGGTCGCGTTACGGATCTTGTCGAGCGCCTCGGGGAAGATGACGTGTGCGGTGTGCTCGATCGGTGCGCCGGTGGCATCGGTCATCGGTACCCGCTTGCCGCCGGCGTAGGTGATGCCATCGTAGCCAGCGTCGCGGAGCACCTTTTGTGGATCCGCTACCAGTTGCTCCAAGTGGCGGTAGAGCTCATCGCCGGTGGCGTTGTCTCGACCCAGCACCTGCGCCCGCAGCATCGGGTTGGTGTTCTCGGCCGGCAGCGCCGAGTTGATGAGTGCCTGCCTGGCGCCAGGTGGCAGCCGGTCCGCGATCGCATGCACGGCATCGGGTTGCATGCGCGCGTCGGCATCGAACAGGTTCATGTCTTGCGGCACGTCGACCGCGCGCACGTTGGGACCTGACGGCGAACGCATCCTAGCGAGCTGCTGCTCATAGATCGCCGCGGCCTGCTCCTGCGCATCTGCGTAGCCGCTTGAGCCGCGCGCGCGGGCGTCCTGGGCCTGTGCTCGAGCGGTATCGGCAGCACTCTGCACATCGGCGATGTCCTGCTCGGATGGAAGCGGCGCAGCTCGCTGCTGGGCATAGCCGGGCTCGATGACATCGCCGGGGTAACGCTCGGTTGGGTAGGACACATCGACACCCAGGCGGGCGGACGCGGCCGCGTCACGCACGGGTTGTCCCGTTTCGCCGCCGCGCGCGACGGTGCCGCCGGCCACGCGCGGGTCGCTGGTCAGGTAGTAACCGGGCCCGTACAGGTTGTCCCCGCCGCGGATAGCCGACGGCTGGACGCTGGGGAAGTCGGCGCTCGTGCCGTGGTACATGCGCCTGGTGCCGGCCTCAGCCTCAGCCTCTCGCCCCAGAGTGGCCGCGCCGGTCTGGCGCGCCCTGGCTGCTGCTTGCAGGCGGTCCATTACGCCGCCGGCACGCTCGGCGAGGCCTACGCCCTCGGGGTTACGCCTGAGCAGCTCGCCGACACCGACGTGGGCGCCGCCGAAGCCGAGGCCTGCGCCGCCAGCGATGCGTAGTCCACGCTCGAGCGGCGAGGCGCCCTCGGGAGAGGTCTGATCGGCGGCCACGCCGCCAGCGACGGCGCCGGCAAAGTCGGTCGGTAGGGTGGGTCGCAGCCCACGCGTGCTCAGGTCGCCCGGCAGCACGCCGGTGGTGGCCTGGGCGCTGGCACGTCGGGCGCGCTGCAGCGCGCCGCTCAGGCTTGCGGTGGCGGTTCCTGTCGCGTCGAGCGTGGCGGCCGCGGCTTGTTGGGTGGTTGCGGCGGCGGCGCCTGGCGCTTGGGCAGCCCGACCCATGGCCCGCTCGAGTAGATCGGATCGTCCGGGGGTAGTGGGTCCGAAGAGACCCCCAAGCTCTTGAGTAATTCCTGGTACGTCTGCTTGTCCGACATCGCTGAGTACTCCACGGTAGGCCCTGGCCTGTGACGGCGCAAGGCCAGCTTGCGTTATGGCATTGATTATACTGGCGGCAGCATCAGCATCATTAGCATTGTCGTATGGCACCTGCAGCGAGCGGCCGGTGGTCGTCTCGACGACCGAGTGACCGGCCTGGTGCAGCGCGTCGCGCGCGCTGGTCATCTCCTCGGGCGTGCCGAAGATGGCCATGCCGATGTCGTCGAGGGCCTGGTGGTCGGGGATGTGGATCGGCACGCGATCGGCGCCCGTGGCGCGCGCGACCTGGGCGCCGACGTACTGCGCGGTGTCCTCGTTGCCGGCGGGCAGGTGGACGGCGTACTGGCCTGGCGCGACCTCACGCACACGGTGGCTGGCGGTCAGCCAGGGGAAGGTGTTGTTTTCGTCCATACCGAGCTGCGCGGCGGTGGCGGCGTCCAGACCGCCCACCAGCGGCGCACCAGCTTCCTGAGCGACACGCGACTGGGCACGAAACTCGGCGTTCGCCGCGCGCGCCGGTCGCGCCGCGGGTTTGGTCGGCGACAGGCCGGAATACGAGCGCTGCATGCCCTGCCCCTGCAGCGGCGGGGGCTGCTTGATCAGATCACCAAACTTGTCCATCTCGGCCTTGACCGTGGGGTGGTTCATGACCGTGTCGATCTCGCCGCCGAGCTTCTGGTTGAAGACGCCGCGCTCCTCGCCGAGGCGGATGGCCTGCATCTTGTCGCCGTTTTTCCACATGTCCTCGAGCTCGGGGTCGCTGAACAGGTGGCGGACCGCGCTCCACAGCAGCGACTGCATCTGCATGCCGTCCATGCCACGTTCGTTAGCCAGCTCGTTGAAGACGCCCTCGACGCCGCGATAGGCGGTGTCGTCGTTGGCGGCGTTGTTGAACGCCTTGCGGACCATCGGGATCTTGTCGCTGACGCGCGCGGCCTTCCTGGCCGCCTTGGCCTGCTCTTCGGGCGTGCCGTCGGCCGCGGCCTGGATGATCTTGTCGCGCGTCGCCTGGGCTTCCGCTTTGAGCTGATCGATCTTGCCCTGCCCGACGCCCGGTGATAGCTCGTCGGACAGGTTCATGATCTGCCAGTCCCAGGTGTCGTTGGTGATGCGCGGGTCGAACAGGCGGTGCTGTGCCGAGTCGTAGTTGCCGGAGAACGAGCTGGTCTTCGGCGCGCCCTTCACCGGCGCGACGCCGGTCGTGTACCCCTCGGTCGCAAAACCGCGCTTCTGCGGGTGGGTGTAGGACATCATCGGCAACGTGTCTTTGTCGTTGATCGCGTCGACAACGGCCTTCTCGATGCTGGCCGCGGTCGCGCCTGGCTCCTTGGCGGCGTCGATCGCCACCTGGCGGACGGTGCCCATGGTGCGGATCGACTCGGCGACCTGATTGGCCAGCGGCGTCTGTGAGGACATGATCGAGTTGAGCGCGAACCACTCGTCGGTGTTGTTCGGGCCGACCACACGCGCGGCGTCATCGGCCTGGTCGGCGTAGAAGTCGCGCTGGCGCAGGCTGGTGTCGGCGAGCTCGCGCAGCTCGTCCATGTGCGGCATGCCGCCCTTGTTGAGGGCCATGACGCGCGTGCCCTTGCCCTGCAGGTCGAAGGGCAGGATGTCCTTGGACAGGTCGTTCAAGTCGAGGTGCGCGCGCCCATCACCGACGACCGTGTTGCCCTCGCGATCGACGTAGCTCGGCGCCGCAGCAGCCGCGCGCGCGGCGGCGTCGAAGCGCGACTCGGGCGTGTCCGCGTCGTAGTTGAAGGGGCGTTGCACACCTGCGGAGCCGGCCCGTTGGCGTGCCGCTGCTTCCTCGACGCCGGTTGTGGCCGCGCCCGACTGACGCGCGCTCACCAGGCCGCGCAGGCGGTCCATGACGCCGCCACCCGCCTGGGTCACGTCACCACCAGCGGCCGCGGCAGCCTCGGTCGGCGCCTGGCCAAGGTTGGCCATGATGTCCAGGGCCCGCTGACGTGCGCCGCGGCCCAGGTTCAGCGCGGTGTCGACGGCCGGCAGCGCGATCGTCGTGCCAGGGATGCCGGCGCGGAAGTCACGTGACAGTGGCTTGCTGAACACATCTCCGGCGGCCTGGGCGATGTCAGGAAAACGCTCGGCGGCCTGGCTGGCCAGCTCGGCCGCACGTTCCGCACCAGGTGCGCGCGCGGCCACCTCGAGCGCACGCCCGGCCAGGTGCGGACCGACCGCCAGACCTGCACCCAGCGGATCGGCGGCGGCGGCGGTAGCTTGCAGCGCGGCGGGCGCACCACCACCGGCGATGCTGCCCGCACCGCCGAACAGGACGCTGATCAGCGCCTGGTTTTTCATCGCCTCATCTTGATAGTCAGAGAGGCGCGGATTCGCGCGTGCCAGCGCGTCCATGTCCTGGGTGCCGAAGCGCGAGCTGAGCTGCTGGCGCAGCTCCTCGTAGCGATCCGAGTCTTCGGGCGACGCCTGGCCGCTCTGCGGCGCTCGAGCGCGGATCGCCTGCATCTCGTCGTCGAGTGAGCGGTACTCGGGATCCTGGTCGCGGAGCTGGTCGTGGGCGGCCAGCACGCGCGCGTTGTAGACCAGCGGGCCGCGTGGATCCTGGGTCCAGTCCCAGGCGCCGCGGACTTGCGACGGCAGCGTCAGTGGGCCGACCTTGACCGGCTCGCCCTCACCGCGCAGCTCGGCCGCGGTCTGCTCGCGCTGCGGGCCGAGGCCGGCCCAGTTGGCCAGACCGCCGGCCGCGCGCAGCGCGATCTGGTCGGGCGTATTGGCCGTCAGGTCCTGCGCGGTCTGCACGACCTGGCCAAGCATGTGGCCGCCGTCCGGAGCGTTGTTGCCGCCGTAGCGATTGGCCTGCTCCTGGTGGAGCTGCTGGGCGTACGCGGTCGCGGCCTCAGGCGTGGCAAATACGCCCAGGTGCTTGCCGCTCGCGCGGTACTGCGCGATAGCTTCCTGGTTGGTCATGACCCGCCCGTCGTCGCTGACGGTCGGGATCAGCACTTCACCGTCATCAGTGCCGATGGAGATCGAGCGCACGGTGCTGATCGAGCCATCGGGATTGCGCACCACCGGACGATTGGTCAGGTCGATGTTGCCTGGGGTAATCAGCCCTGGCGCTGGCGGCGCCTTCGGCTCGGGCGGGGTGTTGCCGGTGCCGAGCGGGTTGGTGAGCTGGTCGCTCGGCACGGTCTGGCTGCCCGCGGGCTGACCGGCTGGGCCACCACCGAGCAGGTGCTGGAACAGGTCGGTAAAGGCCGAGCCGAGCTGGGTACCGAGCTGCTGGACGCGGCTCTGGCCGCTGTCAACTGCAGGCGTCGTGACCGCTGGCGTCTCAACCGGCGCTGGCGTGTACGGCAGGCGATTGATGCCCTGGTCGCTCGTCGTGCTGGTCTGAGCCGCGCCGTAGCTGCCCTGCTCGTTGCGCAGGTCCTGCAGCCGTCTGGTCGTCTGCTCATCCATCGCCAGGCGCGGATCCACCCACGGCTTGGGTGGCGTCGCTTCAGTGGTCGTGGTCGTGGTGGTTGGCGTGGTCGTGTCGGTCGTGGTGCCGCTGCTGACCACCGGCTGGCCACCGCCGAACAGGCTGCTGTAGTTGCTGCCGGCACGCTCGGGTGAGACGGACACCTGGCCATACTGCTGGGCGTAGGTGGCCAGCTCGGCGCCGCTCTTGCCGAGCTGGATGCCTTTCTGGATGACCGCGCCGAGATAGCCAGGTTTGTCCGCCGTGCCAATCGCCCAGCGCACCGCGTCGGACGGGTGCTGCTCGACCCAGTCCTTGGCCGCGTCCAGGGTCATGCCCAACTGGCTGGCCAGGTTGGCGAGCTGGCCGCCCTCGTAGAACTGCAGCGGGCCAGCGCTCTTGCCGTTGTCGCCGCGGGCGTTGTTGAGGCCGCCCTCGGTCACCAGCACGGACTGCAGCGCCTTTTGGCCCTGCTCGCCGAGCCAGCTCGCGGCCTGCGCGCCCTGGCTCATGATCTGCTGGCCGCGCTGGCCAATCTGCCCGGACAGGTCGCCACCGCCACTCAGGCCGGCCGTCGTCTGGGTGGCCGCGGCGGCCGCGCCCGCGGGACCACTGGCCGTGCTCGGTGCGGGCGTCTGCGGGTTGTCGGCGAACAGCGCGCCCTGGACCGGGCCCATGAGTGCGGTCATCTGAGCCGGCGTCATCCACTCGGCGCCGCTCTTGAGCGCCGTGCCGCTCTTACCCACGTGGAAGGCACCCGAGGTCGGGTCGTAGCCGTCGGCGAAAAAGTAGTGCCCGCGGGTGCTGATGGTGACCGGGTTGCCGGTCTGCGCCTCGTTGGCGAAGGCCGACCAGTTGTCGCCAGGGACCAGGCGCGTGGGCACCTGGAGCTTGTCCATGAGCGCTTTTTCGGAGCTGAGCCCGGCCATGCCCGTATCGCTCGTCCAGCCCACGCCAGCGGCCAGGTTGGTGGCCTCGCGCAAGGTCGGGTTGCGCCCCTCGCGCATGGCGAAGTTGACCGCGGCCGCGGGCCCGCACGCGGCGTAGGCTTCGTCGCTGGTGAGCTGCGGGTCGCCGAACTGCGAGACCTGGGCGCCTGGCTGCACTGGCGGCGTGGGATTCTGGAGCGGGTTGGTGAGCTGGTCGCTGGGCATGACCGGCGGCAGCGCGGCGGTCTGCGCAGTGAGCGTCTGGGGTGCCGACGGCGGCGCGCTGGGGGCGAGGCCGGCGCGCTGGGTCAGGTCATTCCAGGTCGAGGTGGCCTGATCGGCCACACCCTGGGTCGCCTGCTGCACGCCCTGCTGTGCACCCTGCACACCTTGCTGTACCGCCTGGGTGCCCTGCTGGAGGCCCTGTGCGGCCGCCTGGACGGGCGCGCTCAGCCCAGCTCTCCCGAGCAGGTCGTTCAGGTCGAAGGGCCCTGGCATGGGCGCTGGGGGCGCCTGTGGCGGTGTGGGCGGTGTAGGCAGCGGTGGCGGCGGGGTGACCTCGGGCGGGATGCTCGCGTCGGGTGCCGGATTGGCGTCCAGGTCCTGCTGGGTGAGGTCGGCCTGCTGGGCGGCCGCGTCTTTGTGCCACAGGTCGAGGGTGTCGCGCGGCAGGCTGATGGGCGGCATGGCCTACATCCCGCTGAAGGTGGACGGCCTGGCCGAGCTCTGGCCGATCCTCGAGCGCGCGTACTGCTCATTGAAACCCTGCACGTCGGCGCCGATCGCCGCGCCGCCGCCCTCAAACATCTGTTTTTCCGTCGAGGTCATGCCCTCGAGCTGCTGCGGTCCGAGCGCCTGCCCGCCGCGCGCGTAGACCTGCTGCAGGCCCTGTTGGGCAGAGCTCGTGTCCTGTCCCCAGCCTTGCTGCTTGTACTGCGCGTACGGATCGGTGCGGCCAAACAGCTTGGCCACGTCGGCGGTGGTCGCCCCGCTCCAGTTCTGGCCACCACCCTGGCCGCTGGTGGCCGCGGACGACGGCTGGCCGGGGTACTGGGACTGAGCCCAGGATGGCGCGCCGTACATGTTCTGGTTGGGCGCCGCGGGCTGCTGCTGCTGAGCTTGCTGCTGCTGCTGGCCGTACTGCTGCTGGACGTACTGCTGCGTCTGGGGCACGTTCTGGTAGCCCTGCAGGTACTGGTTCTGCGGGGTGTACTGATCCAACTGCATCTGGCTGGGCATCTGGCTGGGTGTCGCACCGGCGGCCTGCGAGGTAGTGCCTGGTTGGCCGCGCAGTCCAGCAGCGCCAGGCATGACCTGGAATTGCTGCGTCTGCGGCTGCCCCTGCTGCGGGACGTACTGACCCGTCTGCATCTGGGCGTACTGCTGTTGGGCGGCCTGCTGTTGGGCGGACAACGCAGGACCGCCCTGCTGTGGGCTGTAGTTGACTTGCTGCCATGGCGGCGGCTGGGCGCCCTGGGGCTGGTACTGACCTGTCTGCATAGTCTGGACGGGTTGGCCGAGCTGCCCTGGCTGCTGCTGGGCGTACTGCCCCTGCGCCTGCTGCTGAGCCATCTGCATCTGCATGTACTGGTTCTGATCGGCCGCGCTCTGCGGCTGCATCTGGCCTGGTTGCGGCTGTGGCTGCTGCTGGCCAGGCACGCCCATACCCGCGGCCATGCCGCCCATGCTCAGCGCCGGCGACATCTGCGCGCCTGGCTGAGGACCGCCCAGGGTGGCCGTCGACTGGCCGCTCAGGAGCTGATTGACGAAGCCTGGCAATTGCGGGTTGCCCTGCACGCCGCGCGCGAAGTTCGACGCCTGGATCCAGTTCTGCGGACCCGACAGGCTGGCCGCGGTCTTGAGCGTGTCCAGGCCGAGCTGTCCCTGGCTGACCCCAAGCTGTCCCTGGCTGACCGCGAGCTGGCCACGCTGTACGTAGTCCTGGAGTTGCTGCTGCGCCTGGGCGATCGAGAGCTGCCCGAGCTGGACTTTCTCCTGCAGGTCCTGCGAGCGCGTCTGCAGCCCCTCGGACACCAGCGCCGAGCGCTGCAGCTCGCCGAACTTGGCGTCTTCGAGATCCTGGGCACGTTGCTTGATGGCCAGCTCGGGCAGCCCTTGCTGCCGCCACTGCTGCTTCTGCCACTCGAGCGTCTGGTCGTATTCACGCTTTTGCTCCTCGAGCTGTTTGATCGAAAAGCCCGAGGAGGCCTGCATGGCCGCGACATAGCCGCTCAGGTCAGCGTTGCCGGCGGTGGCCGGGGCCGCGGCGCCGCCGCCGCCGGCCGGGCCCGCCTGGCCGCCAGGATGACCAGGCTCGCTGACGACGTTGCCGCTGGAGTCGGTGCCAACCCAGTTGCCCGCGTCGCGCGCGGCCTGACGGCCCTCGTACGTGCTCAGATCAGCCATCGCTCAGCTCGACCCCCTTCCAAAGATCTTGGCCACGTCAGCCGGACTGGCGAACGGCGAGCCGTCAGGAGACAGGCCGGCCTGCATGTTTTTCTGATGCTGCGCGGTGTTCTGCTCGAACATCGCCTGGGCCGGGTCGGCGTTGTTGAACAGACCCAGCATGGCCGAGGCATTCGGGCCGCCGCCGGGGTTGTTGAAGTTGGTGCCCGTGCCCTGCCCCCACGTCGACGGGACCCCCGCGGTGCTTGGCAGCGGCGTCGACTGGCTGCCCAGCGCGTTGCCGCCGGGCATGGCGCTCAGGTCGATACCGGGGATGGTCTGCTTGGTGAAACCGGTGCCGGTGGTGTCCGTCGGCGGTGGAGGAGTCGCGGGCTGTGCGGTGGCGGTCGTGTCCTGGTTCAGCGCGGCGGTGTTGGCTTGCAACTGGTTCGCCTGCGCCTGCTGCTGCCCGGCTTGTGAGGCGCCGAGTTGCTGCATGTACGTGCTCATGTCCGGCGTGGCCGCTTCGGTCGGCGCCGGGCCGGCCGCGTTGGCCAGGAACTTCTGGCCGTAGGCCATCAGCCCCTCGAGCGCTTTGCCGGCCAGGTCCGAGCCAGGCGGCAGGTACTTGTTGATGTCGCCGAGCTGGGTCATGCCCGCCTGCAGCAGCGCGTTGGCGGCGTTCATGCGCGCGGTCAGCGCGGTCGTGTCGGTGCTGTAGCGACTCGAGGCAGCCGTGACGTCGGTGTTGCGCAGGCTGGTCGCGCTGGTCAGCGCGGCGTTCTGCTTGTCGGCCTCGAGCTTCTGCTGGTTGTAGGCCTCGGTGGCCTGGTTCTGGCGGACCTTCTCGGCGTAGTCCTTGGCCGTCATCTCGTCGGCGGCGGTGCGGTGGCGTTCGACGTTGTAGTCGTCGAGCTCGCCCTGGGCGGCCTTGCGATCGCCATCGGACATCTGCCACTGCTGATAGGCCTGCGACAGCTCGAGCGTCTTCTGCGCGCGCACCGAGGCGGCGTCCTCGCCACGCGCGACGGCCTGTTCGATCTCGACGCGCGCGGCGTCGGCGGCAGTCGTGGCGTTGGCCTTCAGGCGCTCGGTCTCGGCGTTCTTGTCGGCGACCTTCTGCTGCGCCGCAGCCAGGCCGCTGGCGTCGGTGTCGGTGTACGCCAGCTTGACCTCGCCGGTGCCGGTGTTGAACGTGTAGAGGTTGTTGCCGACTTTTTCGGTGGTGTAGCTGTTGGCCGGCGGGCTGCCATCCCAGGCCGGGTTGTTGACGGCGTGGACGACGCCGGCGTTGTCCTCCTGCAGGATGTACTTGTTCTTTTCGGTCGGCGTGCCGAGGGTCGTCTTGGCTGGCGTGGGTGGCGTCCTGGCCTCGGCGGTGGTGATGTCCGAGGTCATCGTGGTGACCGAGTTGCGCAGGCTGTTGAGCTGCGACGTCTCGGCGTTGGTCGGGCCCTCATCGCCGGTCCCAGCGCGTTTGTCGATCGTGGCCTGCAACGCGTCGAGCTGCGCCTGGAGCTGATCGCGGCGGTTGCGCAGCTCGGTCGCCGAGCCAGGCCCAGATGTCGCGGGGGCGGCCGTTGTAGTGGTCGGCGTGGCCGTTGTGGCCGTTGTGGCCGCGGCGGGCGCGGCGGCGTTGCCCGTACCGAGCGGGTTGGTCAGCGTGTCCGAGCCAGGCGCGTTCGAAGCGCGTGTGGCAGCAACCGTGGCCTGCGACGGCGCCGCTGTCGTGGTCGCGCCGGCGCCGGTCAGGTAGTCGTCCAGCGTGCCCAGGCCGCTGCCGGCGGCCGCGGCGCCGCGGTTATTGGCCTGGGTGGCCTGGGCGGCGGCGGCCTGCAGCTTGGGGTCGTTGGCGACGTTGGGCGCGAGCGGCTGGCCCTGGGTGTCGAGGACCTTGCCGGCCGAGTCGACGATGTAGGTCTTGCCGTTGTAGGTGAAATTTGGCATGGCTCAGGGCTGAGCTCCCATCTGCGTCGGCGGGATCGACGAGTTCGGCAGCGACGGCGACGGCGGCGCCGCGGGCGGCATGTCTGGCGCCGGCTGCTGGGGGCTGGGCAGCCCGCGTGGCCCGACGATGGTCGGCATCGCGTCCGGGGTGTTGCCCTTGGCCACCTGGCGGTTGGTGATGGACAGCAGTTGCTTGGCTCGTGCGACGCGCTGTTCGGGGTTCAAGCTGTCCATCATGGCGAGCTGGTAGCGGTACGGGTAGACCGCCTGCATGGCGCCCTGCTCGGCGACCGCATACGGGTCCTTGTCGCCGTTCTGCATGGCCAGCCGCACCAGCTCGTCGTGCTGCCGCCAGAACTCCGTCGGCGCGTCCATGCCGTACGGGCTGAAGTGCCACATCTCGTGGGTCGTGTCCTCGGGCACGGTGTCGTGGTTGGTCGGCATGTCACCCATGTTCTGGGCCAGCGCGGCGGCCTGGATGGTGGCCGAGTCCACAATCATGCTGGCCTGACGCTCGAACGGATTTTCGATCTTGTCTGAGGGCTGACGCTGCTTGATGACCGACTGGTCGGTGATCGTCGTCGGCGGCAGTGGTGGTGTGGGCTTGGGTGGCGGTGCGCCCTGCTGTGGCGCGGGCATGGGCGCATTGGGCGCGACCGGCGGGCCTGGCGTGGGCGGCGGCGGCGGGCTCGGCGGCGGCAGCACCGGCGCCGGAGCGCCGCCCGCGGGGGGTGGAGGAGGGCTACCTGGCGCTCCCGCGGGCGGCATCATGGGTGGCGGCGGCGCGAGGCCGCCTGGCAGCGCCGGAGCTTGCACCGGCGGCGGTGGCGCGAGACCGAGGGCCACCAGCGGCTGCGGCAGCGGTGGGGGCATCGCCCCAGGCACCAGTGGGCGAGCGTTCAGCGGCGGAATGGGCGGCTGCATGAAGCTACGGGCGGAAGGTCCCTGGCGCAGCGCGCGGCTGCGAGCTGGCCGGATTGGGCGGCGCGGGCACGACCACTTGCGGTCGCGGCGGCGCCGAGCGGCGGACGCCCTGGTTGTTGGTCGCCTCGATCGGCGTGCGCGCGTTGGCCTTGCTGGCGATCGCCTTCTGGGTCTTGTGCGGCGCGGTCATCTTGGCCGCGTCGATGAGGCCACGCTGCATGGCCTGGCGGAACTTGATGTCGCCGTCGTCGCCGTACTGCTGGCGGAAGCCGTCGCGGGTTTTGGCGCCGAGTTTGGTCAGCGGCATCCGCTCAGGCCTTGCCCTGACGTTTGCGGATGGAGCCGCCCTTGCGCTCCATCTTGGCCGAGTTCAGCGTGCCCTTGTTCTGGGCGGCATAAAAGTTGGCTTCGCCCTTGTCACCGTACTTTTCCTTGAACTTCGACAGGACACGAGCACCGAGCTTTGTTAAAGGCATCTTAAGCACCTACTCCGAGCGTGGCCGAGGCGGGGTTCGGTCCGCCTGCGGGCATTGGCGCACCCTGGCCAGTGGCCCCGGCCACGCGCGCCTGTGGCCCTGTCCCCATCGCCCCGGCCATGATCCCGCCCATGGCTGAGGCGGCCGTGTTGCCGACCTCGAGGCCGGCGTTACCGGCTGGTACGCCGCCGTCCGACTCGCCTGGGCGCGCGGCGTTGTTGGTCGGTCCCTTGGCGCCTGGCCGCGGCGGCATGAGCGCGGTCGGTGTGCCGCCTGGGCCGAGCTCGCCGTCCTGCTTGAGCTGGGCGATCTTGGTCATCTCCTGGTCGCCCTGGATCTTGGCCGCGAGCTGCCAGATCAGCGCCTGCCCCTGCTCGCTCTTGAGCGCGTTCTCGACGTTGATGCGGTCGACTTCCTCGTCCGGGTGTTCCTCGCCCCAGCCGTCCTGCAGCCACGTGTACAGGCTCAGTGCACCACCCTTCCACCACTGGAACATGCCCTGCGCCAGAGGCAGGTTCGAGCCCTTCTTCATCGGGAAAATAATCTCGACGGTCCAGTCGCCGTGCAGGTCGGTCGAGCTCAGCTCGAGCAGGTCGTGGTAGGTGTTCGTCTTGGGGTCCCAGCGGCAGTACACCGGGATCGGCTCGCCCAGGATGTCCGACAGCGACGAGGTCTGCTCGAGCAAACACTCGCACGTGCGCTTGAGCGCGGACATGGCGCCGGCCAGGATCTGACCGAGGGCGTTCTCGCCCGAGGCCTGCGCGACCGCCTGTGAGAAACCGCCGTCGGACGGGTCACCACTGGTCAGCGAACGGCTCGGGCCGAAGTTCTCGAGCATGCCCAGGGCCATCTGCACGAACCACGAGACGTCCTTGTCGACGCCCGAGTGGACCGCCGGGGTGATCTTGCCGGCCACGTAGCTGACCGCGCCGCGGTGGACCTTGACCTTGGCCGGCTGGCCATTTTCGGTCCAGTACTTGGCGTCGGCGCCGGATGGGTCGGCGAACCAGCCGCCGAAGCCGACCTCATAAGCGTGGTGCACGACCGAGCTCACGGTCTGGTTCACGCCCATGATCAGCGGCGCGAAGATGCTTAGCAGCGGGATGCCCTTGCGATCGGGGTCGGTCTCGTTGGGGTGGTGCGCGCCGTAGAAGTAGCCGCCAGGAACCTCGGTGATGCCGTAGGTGCCGGCCAGGTCGACGTACGCCGCGGTGCGCTCGAGCTCGTAGTCGGTCACCTGGCCGTCGTCGTCGTACTTGGGCACCTCGCGCTGCAGGTAGGTCGGGTAGCTCCTGGTCGCCTGGCCGCTGGGCTTGCCGTCGGCGTTGCCAGGGGCCAGGTCGCCGACCTGGTAGTAGATCCCGCCAGGGACGACCAGGCCATACAGGGTGACCTCGAGGCCGCCATTTTTGAGCACGCGGCTGGGCGCCATCTGCTCGCTGGCGGTGTCCGGGCCAGGGCTGGGCTGGCCGATCAGATCCCAGTCGAAGCCGAGGCTATTGAGCGAGCGCACGCTGCGCACGCTGCGCAGCAGCATTGCGTCGACTTTGCCGGTGGACGGGTCGACGCCGATCGGCAGGCACACGTCGGCCGGCAGCACCTCGACCACGAATGGCAGGGCGCGCGCCTTCTCGTGGCTGTCGTACTGGTTGAAGGCCTTGGCGCTCTCAACCGCGTCGAGCTCGAACTCGTGCGGGTCGTCGGTGTAGAACGCGTCCTCGGGCGAGCGACCCAGGGCGTCACGCTGGAAAAACGGATGGATGTTGGTCCCCTCGACGTCGGTATCGCCGTCGTCCTCGGGGTCGGTGAAGTCCAGGATGTGCGACCAGGCGGCCGGCCGCGGCAGCACCAGCACGCCGTACTCGCCGTCGTTGGCGCCGTGGGCCACGAAGCTCTCCCACAGCACCTCGCCGTTGGAGCGCAGCTCGCTGAGCGCACCGCCGCCGCTGGGCGCGCCGAGCCAGTGCTCGATCTTGTCGGCCAGGCGGGTGGCCATCGGCCCGGCCATGGATGGGCGGCGCACACCAGGCTGCTTGCGGGTCAGGTACTGGATGATGTTCTGGACCATCAGCAGCGCGTGCGGCACGGTCACGCGGAAGGCGTCGGCGTTATCGATGTCGGTCGGCACGTGCGGCAGGATCTCGTTGCGGCGCAGACGCCCACACTGCGCGACGCGCGAGCGCGAGGCGCGGAAGCGCGCGTACTCAGACTGCCACAGGTCAGCCAGGCTGTAGTTCGAATCGGGCTCGAAGGAGTTCGACTCGAGCTTGTGGCGCGCCTGGGCTGGCATCAGCTATTGCTCCGCTGGGAACGTGATGCCCGACCACGAGTAGTAGGAGTTCGCCACGATCGGCGCCGGGATGATGCCCTGGATGCTGATGCCGCCGTCGGGCTGGACGTACCACGAGCTGACGCGGTCGGTCTGGCACGGCGTCGAGAAGTAGTGGTACTTCCTGGGGCGAAAGCCCGCGGGCAACGTGGCCACGACGTTGCCGAGCCCCGGCGTGGCACCTGAGTTGAGGAGGCCACGCAAGTGGACGAAGCCATTGGCGTCCTTCACATATCCGGGCAGGTTCCAGGAGGTCTCTGGAGGGTCCCAGGCAGCCCAGGGTGCGGTGAGGATCAGGGTCGTCCACGGCGGAAGGGCCAGACTGCCGCTCAGGTTGAGTGGGTCGCTCTGCGCCCAGGCCGCGATGCGGTTGACCTGGGCGACGACCTGATCGACACGCGCTCGCGTCGAGAGTGGATCGAACAGCTTGGTCGGCATCTATCTAGGCCGGCACATAGCTCACGAACTCACTCCAGGCCGCCTCGAGCTCGAGCTGGCGCTGCTGCAGCGTGGACGGGAAGCGATCGATGCGCTGCCCGGTCACGGTCAGGAAGCGTTTGGCCGAGTAGAACTCGATCCACTCGCGGATGCGCCGCCCAGGCGGCAGCCAGCCGAAGCAGAAGATGCGGAAGCCGTCGCGACCGGGCGTGATCTCGGTGTACGAACCGAGCTGCTCGCAAATGCGCGCGGCGGTCTCGAGGTGCTCGCTGACGTGGTCCAGGTCGATGCCCACGATGCCGTGCTCGTGGACGGCGAAGCTGATACCACCGAAGCGCGAGCGGCCGCTGCGGTAGGTGTAGTAGGCGTCGTCGAAGGGCGCCCAGGTCTCGGGGTGGCTGGCGTAGGCGCGCTCGTCCGGGTAACGCGCCTGGTACGGCGGCTTGGAGATGCGCCCGCTGTCGTCGGCTTCGTAGCGCCAGCACGCCCAGGCGTCGATCGCGCGCAGCTCGCGCGGAATGCCGTCGGGGTTGACGGCGAGCGGGTTGCTCGGATCGCCGCCGCTCATTGTGACGCCGGCCTCGTAAACGCTCGAGGGGCTGCCGGTGCATAGAGGTGGCGGGGGCGCCACTGCGGCGCGTAAGCGGTGTTATCCCGCAACAAATTACGAGCCCCCGCCTTCACCGCTCATCGGATCCCCGCGAGCGCAGCTTTGGCCCAGTCGGGCGGGCCCTGGGTCTCCTCGTACACGACGCGCGCGGTCTTGCCCAGCAGCAGCATCCTCGAGCGGATGCTCTCGAGCTTTTCGACGGACATCCTGACCAGGTAGGCCAGCGCGTCGATCTGGTCGTCGTGCTCGCTCTTGGGGAACATCGACATCTCGCGCGACAGCAGCGGCCACCAGGGCGCGCGGCGGTCGACGGTGATCAGCCCGGCCTTGGCCCGGCCAGGGATGATCATGGCCCTGGTCACCTTGTCGTTGTCCGCGGGGATGGCCTCGAACGAGCAGCTAAAGCCGCGGTTGTTGCAGAAGATCTCCAGCCGCCGGCACAGGTCCATCGTCGCGCCTTGCTTTTCGAAGGCGCGCTTTTCGATGCCGACCATGATCGGCCGCCACAGCAGGATCCACTCGCCGATCATGTCCTCGTGGCGTGCGTCCGAGAGGTGCTCGCGGAAGACGTCGATGATGTGCAGCCGCGGCAAAATGGCCTTGCGTTCGACGGCGCCCAGCATGCCCACGGTCCAGTCGGCGGTCTCGGCGTCCGAGTAGTTCAGATCGAGCGTGGCGATCAGGTCGACGGTGTCCGTCTCGAGGCGCGGCGTCTGCGGGAACCAGGCCTGGTTGAGCACCATGCCGGCGCGCGGCGTGGGTCGCTGCTGGTACTGCGCCGAGTAGGCGTACGGGCCGAGCTGGATGGCCCGCTGGCGCATCGTGTCGCGGTTGAAGCGCTCGGGCGTGAGCAGTTCGCCCTCGGTCGTGCGCTGGTCGTGCGGCGCGCCGCTCAGCGAGCAGAAGTCCGGGCGGTCTTCACCACTCGGCGGCTCGTACTCCTCACGAAGCTCGATGTGGTGGACGGTTGGCCCCTCGCGCTCGAGCCACTCGGCGGTCGCGTCTTCCTCGTGCACACGCTGGCCGATCACTACTCGCGCGCCACCGGGCAGGACGCGGCTGGGGAAGACCTCGCGCAGGGTGGTCAGGGTGGCCGAGCGGATGGCCTCACTCTCAACGCGGTTGACGTTGTGCGGGTCGTCGACCAGCACGAAGTGCGCGTGGTGGCTGGTGACCGCGCCGTTGACGCTGGTGGCGATGCGCCAGCCGGTGCGGTTGTTCTGGTACCAGCTCTTGACGTTCTGGTCGCCGGCGAACGACCACGGCTCGAGGATGCGCCGCTGGTACCACTCGGAGCGCATCAGCAGGCGCGTGCGCTGCGCGTCGCGGATGGCGATCGCGTCGTCGTAGCTGGTGGTCAGCCAGCGCGTCCAGGGCGCCCAGGTCCAGCACCAGGCCGGCCACAGCACGGCGCAGATGAGCGACTTCGACGAGCCCGGCGGCTCGTTGATCAGCAGGTCGCGTTCGTCGAGCTCACCCAGGCTGAGGGCCTGCAGGTGAGCGCACAGCACCGTGATGTGCCAGCCGTGGACGTACGGCACGCTGGGCTCGAGGATTGGCCAGGCGCCGCGTACGAAGTCCTCGAGGTCCAGTGTTGGGCGCGCATCAGGGCTCGGCGTCCAGGCTGCCGTTTCGGGTGGCAGGGTCGGGCTCGGGGAGCGGTCGCCACTCGAGCTCGTCGGGTTCAAAATTGAGAGACCGGATGAACCGGGCGACCTGGTTCCAGGCCACTTCATCCAGTCGGGCCAGTTGATCAGCGCTTTGTCTTTCGATGTAGCCGGGTCGAGCAGTTGATCGGGCGCGATTCGCAATACTCTGGAGGTTGGCGATGATCGCGTCGTAGACATAGCGGGCTATGCGCTCTCTGCTGCGATCGCGGCCGTCGTCGTGGCCGATCGGGACGTCGTCGACTTCCTGAAAATCGGTGACCTTGGGCGTGCGTACGCCGAAGGCCTTGAGGTGGTCCTTGTGCCAGAACTGCACGGTCTGGCGGCTGACCCCGAGCTTGGCAGCCAGGGCGCGCGCGGTGGCGGTGCCGGCGATGATGGCGGCCACGGCCTCAGCACGCTGCTCGGCGGTGATGTCGTGGCGCTGGCGTCGGTCGATCGGAGGGCGTTCGTCGGCCATTGCACGTGGGCTGCTGGCCCAGTATGGGCAGCGGCATAGGTGTGAGGGACCCGCCTGCACGGGCGGTTTTGAGATGGCCTCGTGATGCCATGGGCAGCCACCGCGGGCCCGTCGTGCAAGCACCATTTGCCTATGACGATCGAAGCAGTGGAAATGCTCTCTGTCCGCGCTGCAGCCAAGCTTTTGGCCATGTCCACCCGCACTGTCCGGCGCTATTGCGAGCGCGGTGATCTCAGGGGTGAGCGCGGCGCGGACGGCTGGACAGTCAGCAAGGCCGAGGTAGACCGCTATGTGGCTGCACGGCGGTCACGCACTCTGATAACGCCAGGCTCAAGGTCGATCATTCGTCTGGCGCTGCCGGCCGAGCGCAGCTCGCTCGATGAGATGAACGCCAAGCTCGATCGCGTGCTCGAGCTGCTCGAGGAGCGAGAGCAGCAGGCGCTGCCGCAACCGCGTAAAGCGTGGTGGTTGCGCCTGGTCCGCGCGAGCTAGTTCGTCTGACTTGCGCTAAGCTGTGAGGGTCAGCTCCCGTCGGTGCGGTTCATATAACACTTGCGGGGGTTCGGCCACACTCCGCGGGGCGTGAGACCTCAAGGCTCGCGCCCCGTAGAGCTCCGCTCTGCAGCGGCCCTCTTGCGTACGAGCCGCGCCCACTGCCGGTCGATATGCGACTCGATTGCGATTAGCGCATATGCGCGCGGGTCGCGGCGGTCATCCGCGGCGAGCTCAGAGAGTTTGCGCCAGCGATCCTCATCGAGCTGCAGGTCGCCCAGGTGCACACGGCGAGACGGCGTCATACCAGCGGTCCTCCCAGTCACAGCCAGTGCGCTCGCAGTACGCCCGCCCAGGGGCGAAGCGGACCAGGTGACCGAACAACGGCCACAGCCAGCCCGTGATCCACCACTCGCCGATGCGGCAGCGCAGGGTCATTCACGGTCGAGCAGCAGGCGCAGCAGGGCGTTCTGCGCCTGGGTTACCGCGGCCAGTTGTTTGAGCGACCAGGCGATGTCAGCCAGGGAGCGTTCGACAGTAGGTGGCGTGGGGGGCTTCTCGAGCTGACCGTTGGGGTTGAGCTGAGCGAGCGCACGGCGGATCTTGCGCACGTGCGTCTGGCCGATGCCGTGGCACGCGAGCAACTCCACGTCACTGGCCTGGGCCAATTCGTCGAGCGTTGCGTAGCCGTTGTTGACCAGGATGTGGGCGGGCACCGGCCAGTCGCGATCGCTGCGGCCAAGCTCTGCGCGCAGCGTGCCAATCACGACGTCATGGTGGCGAGCACACCACCAGTGTTTGCCGTTGCGCCAGTCATATGCCATTGAATCGCCACACACCTCGCAGGGGTGCGACTCGACAAACTCCTCGAGTGTCACTTCGCTACAGGGAAGGCCTCGCCAGCGCGTGTGCCAGGGCCGCGCTGGGCGTGCCAGGTCAACTGCTGCATCTGTTCGCCAGCGCGCCAGGCGTTCCAGGCCTTGATGCCCAGCGCCACCAGGTGCTCACGGTCGGCGAGGCCATTGGGCATGCGCTTGTCGGTGATGAGCCGATTGCGAAAGCGCAGGATGGGGCTGTCGCGCTCGAGCTGGGCGCCAGTGCTGAGCGACTCGGCAAAGATGTACGTCGCGTCGCGATCGACGCGCAGCAGCAGCACGAGCAGTATCCCGAGCAACCCCGCTCCACCGGCCAGGCCGGCGCTCCTGACCTTGTTGGCCAGCAGCACGCCATCCTCCACCTCGTCGTGCTCCTTGACGTAGCGCAGTAGGGCGGTGTGGCTGATCAGTGGATCCAATTCCTTGCGATTAGGTGGGTCGAGGCGGCCGCTGGCTTCGATCAGGACCAGGCCGCGCGCCGCGGACGCGAGGGCCACACGGTTCTGGTAGCCGGCGATGCCCAGCACGTCGCCGGGCGTCCTGTTTTTGCCCGTGTCGAAGACGGTGAAGTCCTCTTCACCGACGCCGCGGATGACCACCGAGCGGATCGTCAGGCCAGCCGCGACGACCGCGCTCAGGCGGTGCTTGCCGTCGCGTACGCGACCCTGTGCGTCGAGCTTGATGGTGTCCCCGGTGAGCCGCCACTCGCCACGCCGGATCGCATTGGCGTATCTATTTACGCGGCCTTTGGTCGGTACACGGTTGTTGCCGCCACGGGCCAGCCAGGCCTGGGCTGTGGCCGGGCTGATCTCCATGATCTCGATCGACAGCGGCGCGCCCTGACCCAGGTCGAGCCCATTCAGGCTGAGCGGTGTCGCCTCGACAGGCGGCTGCTTCGCAGTAGCGACGCGTCGAAAGGAGCCGCCGCCGTGCGCGTCGCCAGGCAGCAAGCTGCTCTTGGGGACGTACTGGGTCATGAAGATGTCGTAGGCCAGCGAGTGCGTGCGGTTCTCGTCCACCTTCTGGTTGCCCATCGCCACCCCGCCGCCTCGGTTCTGGAAAAAGACGCTCACGCCGTTCGTGTCGGAGACCTCAATTTCGGCCTCGGCGTGCTTGCCACGCTTGCGTATCCAGCGTGTACCAGGTGCGGGCCTGGTCATCGGTCGTCACGTGCAGGCAGCAGTTCAGTCTTGTTCGGTGCGGCCATATCTCGCAAGCTTAGCTTGCACGTTACGCTGGCGCCACCAGCACGACAGACAGCGCATGCCGGGTTTCCACTGGTACGGCCTCGAGCGCAGTGGACGACCGCACTGGGCGCATGTACCACTCGGAATCGGCCGATCGTGATTGTCCTGTGACAAGTGGGTCATTTCTTGCTTTGCAGCACGGCGATGTGCGCCTCGGCGTCTGACCAACCGTTGCGCAGTCGGGCCACCTCGGCGTGCAGGTACTTGAGCTCAACGCGCAGTCGGTTGATCTCAGCCCGTGCCGCGGCCAGGGGGCTCGTATGGGACGGGACGCAGCCATCGTTCATGGTGTGCGAGCGCTGGCCAGAACCGACCGTGGTCACCTCGGCGTGCAGGTACCTGATCAGTGTGTCGTCCGCAGCAAGCTGATCCTGCAGCCGCTCGACCTTGGCGCGCAATGCGTCGCGCTCCTCGGCTGCCTTCAGCAGCTCACTGAGCGACACCGGTGGGGTCATTCGGCCTGGGCCTCGTTGGGGTCGACCAGGCGATCGATCAGCCCCGCGCTTTCGAGCAAGCCGACGTGGCTGCCAGGGCCCGCACGGATCGGCGCGCGCAGCTCGAAGCCGTCGGCTGACACGGTCGGCATGTGCGGGTTGGCCGCGCCGGCGTCCAGGCCTGGCCAGTGGAACTGCAGGTGGCAGCTCGTGCAGCGCACCTGCACCGTGGCGATCAGCCCGAAGTCGGTGGCCGCGGCGCTCGAGGCGAACTCGAGCTCAGGGTGCGCGCAGTTCACGGCAACTCGGACACACCGCGGACTGTGGCACGGGGCACGCCCGGCGGCTTTTGCGCACTCAGGTGACCCGCGGCCAGACGACGCGGCCGCAGTGCTGGCACTTGACGCGCACGTGGTGATGCCACTGGCTCTCGGGACCTGGCCGCTTCACTTGGCGTAGCGCATCGTGGCCTGCGCTTGCGCGCGGCGGTGTTCGCGGTTGTCCTTGAGCTCGGCCTGGTGCCTGGCCTCTTCGGCCTCGACGATGGCCAGCAGGTGGGCGTAGCCGCCAGCACGCTCCATCATGCGCCGGCCTTCTTCGATAGCGCCCTTGAGGTTGGTGGCGAAGCCGTACGCCGCGTGTGGGCACAGCCAGAGCTGGTCGGTGATCTGGATGAAGCGACAGCCGCGCTTGCACTCGGGTTTGATGAGCTGCTTGGTGCGCGGAGCTTTGGCCACGCTAACACCCTGCAACGACCCACTCCGAGCGGCTGCCCGGATAGGTGGCCAACATGAACGCCATGACTCGCTGCACATCACTGAGTGAGTGCAGGCTCAGACTGCCGGCGTAGCCGGTCGCAGCGCGGTACAGGCTCACGTGACGCGCCCAGGTCGTCGGGAAGTACTGGCCGGGCCCATCGGCGCCGCTGCGCTGGTTGTTGGGCTTGTCGAGGCCACCCGATTCCTTGCCGATGATGCAGTTGGCACGCGACAGCGCACCCAGGATGGGCGGCGGCTGGGCCAGCACGGGTGATAGTGGGGGCGGGTTGTCGAGCTCGCCGACGCGGTGCAGATAGACGAACGGGTCCAGCCCGGTCGAGTTGACCGCGCCCTGCAGGTCCTGCGCGTCGACGCCGGCCAGCTCGGCCGCGTGGGCGATCTGCTGCTCGTCACTGGGGTCGGCCGCGTGGCCAACGATGACCGCGGTGCCCAACACCAACCCACACACCAGACCGGCCATGAATGCTCCAGCACGGGCCACTCGCTAGTTGCTTTTCTTGCCCATGTTGTCTTGCTGCGCGGTCAGGATGGCCGCGACACTGCCGACGTATAGCTTGGCCGGGTCGATGTGGCCAGCGCTGACCGCCTTTTGAAAGCGCGCCTGGCCATCGGTCTGGCCGTACTTGGTCTGGAAGCCGGCCAGCGTGCGCTGTCCGAGCGGCGTGAGCTGCTGCGGGCTCATGCCGAGCTCGGTTCCGCGTCGGTGTAGTTGGTGTGGCAGGTGGCGCACTCGCGGTGGTTCTCGCTCGAGCCGTACTCCGGCTGGCCGCGGTCGAAGTAGCGTGTGCCATCGGCGCAGCGTGGGCAGGTGGTCTCCTCGGTGGGCGGCTTGGTCTGGGGGTGGGTCATGGCAGGGTTCCTTACTCGACGCTGGGGTCCAGGTACACGGCCTGGAACGGGCCCAGGCTGTTGAACTGCGAGCGGCTGAGTGTGCTGTACACACCGCGGTAGCCCTCGGCCGAGTTGGCGATGGCCAGCGTGTCGCTGTCGAGCGCGCCGCGCAGCCCGATGAAGTGGTACCAGCCGAGCCCGTTTAGGATCGTGGCGGTGCGTGCCAGGGTCCAGGCTGCCTCGAAGTTGACCCACTCCTGACGGGCGCGGATGCCGTACTGCCCGAAGACCTTGATGATGCAGTCGGTGGTCTCGAGGCCGTGCTCTTCGTTGACGCAGCCTGGGTAACCGAGCATCACGGCGACGTCGTAGCGGCTGGCGTTCGGGTCAATCGCGGTCGCCTGAAGCACCCAGGTCGTGCTGCACACACTGCACGTCCAATCGCGTTGCTGCGGCTCCATCGGCCACTCGCGGTTGGCGTTGAAGTGCTCGAGCCAGGCCGGTCCGTTGATGGGCGCGCTCACCTCACTGGTGAGCAGCGGTGGCCGCGGTGTGAGCTCGAGCGTCGGGTTGAGTCCATCCAGATCAGCCTGTAGCGACGGGAAGCCTACCCATTGGCCCTGCAGCATGCGCACCAGACAGTCGGTCTGCAGCGCGGCCTGCGCCTCGAGCTGCTGCAAGTGCTCCTCGCTGATCATGCTCAGAACGGCCCCGCGACGTGTGCTGGCAGCTCGTCGCCTTCGTCCTCGGGCTCGAGTGGTGGCGGTGGAGTTGGGCGTGCGGCCTGCATGGCCAGCACACGCCGCACCGTGGCCGACGGCGAACGCGCCAGCTCAGCATGCACCAGCCGCCTCGAGAGCCTCAGTAGTGCGTCAGTCAGGTCCTCGTCGTCAGGGCCCTCGACCTCATTCTCGACCTCGAGGATGACTTCGGCTACTTCGCTGCCGAAGTTGCCATCCGAGACAGTCTTCTTGAAGCCAGCGCGCAGCGTGGTCATGAGCGGTGGCAGGCGCACTGGCACGGCAACACTCGTTTGCCGCTGCCGCCACCGCGGCGAGTCGTGCTGCCACACGCCCAGTGCATGCCCTCGCGGCAGTAGTTTGACGTCTGTGGGTGCTCGAGGTTGAACTTCGAGCGACGGGCCTGGGCGGCCAGGCGTTTGAGCTCGGCGCGCTGGGCGTTGGTCACGGCACCACTGGCGGGTTGAGCTCGAGCGTCCCCTGCAGGGTCGGGTTCAGCGCGTACAGGAACGCCTCGACGCTGTCGGCACCGGTCCAGCGCCCCTCGAGCGCAGCAGCCAGGGCCGCGGTGATCAAGCCCTGCTGATTCTCAAGCGTCGTCAGGCGACCGCTCAGGTCCTGCTCGAACGAGTACCTGAGGATCTCGGGTGGCTTGGTCATTACGCGGTCTTAGAGGAGGACTCAGGCTTGTCTTCGCTGTCGTCGTCGTCGTCGGGCTCACCCGGCACCGGCACTGGCTGTGGATCGGGCAATGGCTCCGGCTGTGGTTCAGGTGCGGGCGTGGGATCGGGCGTCTCGGTCATGCGGGCTCCTCTCAGGTCAGGGGTGGGGCTGTGGCCGTTCGCCGTGAAACACGATGGCCTTGTTGGCCCACATGCTCACCTGCTCGAGGTTGGTGATGGCCAGCGACAGCTCGCGGCAGTCGGGGATCAGGTTGGTGAGCTGGTCGCGCAGGTCCTTGCACGACTGGCGGATGGCCTTGATGCGCTCGGTCTGCTCGTCGGTCGGCGCCTGGTAGTCGAACGCGTCCAGGGCCATGCTCATCGGGGTCGCGTCCTGCCTTCCTGGACGTAGCTCTGGGCGGCGATCGCCGCGCCCCAGGCGATGTCCCACACGTCGCGCGCCATCTCACGCCCCATGCGCTGCCCGTACATCGGAAACCGCTCGTTGAAGCCACGCCAGAACTCGGCGCGCGCGGTGGCCATCGTATCCGGCTCGAGCAGCAGCGTCTTGCCGCGTGCCGCCCAGGGCTTGTCAGCGGTCACCCCGCGCTCAGCGGCGGTCATGTGCTCGTCCATCGGGTTGTCCTTGCTCATGGCGTGTGTGCTCCTGGCATGACCGGCTTGTGGTCGTAGTCATAGCCCTCACCGAACAGCACGTAGCCTCGGGCGAGGAGCTCGGTACGCAGTAAGGCGAGCTCCTCGCCAAAGACATCAGGCTCAGCGTGTTCGCCCTCGAGCACCCAGCACAGCACCTCGAGGTAGATCTTGAGCGCCACCTGGGTGGCCCCGTCGAGCTCGAGGTGCGGCTCGCCGTCGTCGAGCACCTGGCCGACCATGTCGTGCGCCCACTGCACCTCCGCGGCGCTCCTCACGCCAGCGTCTCGACAACTGAGGCAACGACCTCAGCGATGATCGCGTCCATCTCCTTGAAGGTCAGATCGCGCTCCTCAAGCGCAGCTTGCAGACGATCGCGGGCTTCCAGGGCGCGGCGGGCCGCAAGTGATCCCTTGGGGCCGGGCCCGAAGTCTTTGAGCGCGCTGCTGTCACCCCAGTTGCCCAGGTGGCGCACAGACCAGTGCCCGCTCAGGTTGTGGCGTGCCACGTAGAACCTGTCGCCCGCTTTCTTCATGCCCGGGCGACGGCGCGGAGCTATTCTCACGTCGGCACGTCCGGCAGGTCGACGCCCATGAGCGCATGGCAGGCGCGGCACGTGAACGTCGGACAGCCGGCCAGGACGCCCAGGTACTCGAGCATGCCTGGTTGCCCGCAGTCGCCGCAGCTCGGCCAGTTGCCGGCGGCCAGCTCGGCGCGCACCATCAGGTCGTAATCCTGGCAGTCGTCGCAGTTGTCGTGGTGCTCCTTGGCCAACTCGGCGACCTCGCGCATCAGCCCGTCGTTCATCGCAAGTACCGAAACCAGCGCGCCAGGGCCGCGGCGACACACACGCTAGCCAGCAGCCAGGACACCAGCAGCACCCACACGCTGCCCGGCAGCTCGAAGGTCATCGGCCCGCACCTAGCAGCTCTTCATCGGGCTGCTTGGCGTACTCCAGCACCAACGCCAGCAATCTCTCGATCTGTGCCGGCTCGAGCGAACCACGTCGGTACTGCTCGACGAGCAGCGCACACACGATACCCAGGACCCCGCGCAGCTCGCGTAGCTCGAGCTCAGGCAGCGACATCTCAGCGAGCGGCAGCGCCGTCATCGCCCAGCTCGCTTGATCGGGATATACAGCAGCGGCCGCTTGCGGTCGTTGTGGTTCGTCTTCGGCTGCAGCTCGCCGATCAGCTCGTCGGCCAGGCCAGTGGCCACGTGGTGCACGATCTGGAACATCTCTTGCTCGCTGGTCACGCCACGCGCCGCGGTGTCCACCCGCCCGTCGCTGTCGACGATGATCACCACCACGCTCCTGGCCGCGGGGTCGTCGATGCGCTGCAGCAGCCGCTCGTAGGCGAAGCGATCGTTGTCAAGCGACATGCACGTCCACCGCCCGACAACTCGAGCACATGCAAAAGATCGAGTGGCCCAGCCAGGTCGACGAGCGCGTCGTCAGTGCCCAGCGCACGATGTCCACCCGCGAGGTCACGCCCAGCTTGCGGCGGATCTCGCCCATCAGCCAGTGCGCCGTGTGCGGGCTGATGACCAGGGCCCGCGCGATGTCCGCGTCGCCATAGCCACCCTTGAGCAGGCAGTCGACGACGTCGCGCTCCCGCGGCGACAGCGACTCGAGGGGCTCCGAGACCAGCGTCATGCCTGCTCGCCACCGTACGTGCTAGTCGTGCTTGCGCGCAAGACCTTTGCCGGCAAGCAAACCGCGCGCGTGCAACACCCACTTGCAGCTAGTGAGTTAGCCGCGCGTTAACACTGAGTTTTCCGTGGTTTAGCGTGGTTTACCTGGGTTCATTCGAACGCCGACCAGCGGCTCTCGTCGGGCTGCAGATGCGGCAGCACCCGTCCGCCCACACGCCATTCGCCTGAGCGCGTCACCCCGACCTCGACGGCCTCCATGGGCTCTGGCGCGCTGGCGTGCCGCCTCCTGGAGATCGGCCGCATCTGCTCGTGTACGCTTAGTGGCTCGGGCTTCGGCAGCTCCGGAGCTGGTGGGAGGTGCAGGTCCTGCGCATACACCGGCCGCTGGCGCAGGAGCTCCACGACAACCTCGAATGGCATCGCCTGCAGTCGGGCGTACCCATTCGGGCCATGCGGCGGCTCGATCTCCATCTCGCGCTGTTGCAACCACCAACCACCGAGCTCGCGCGCTGGCTCTGGTGCCGGTTGGGGTCTCTCTGGCGGCCTGGCAGCGTAGCGCCTGGCGCGATCGAACGCCTCCACCACCGACAAGGGCACGCCGCGGGGTTTCACGACAGCCGCTCGCGGGCCTCCTGGTTGAAGTACGACCACAGCTTGTGGCGCGCCATGGCCGCCATCCAGCCTAGCGCGAAGTCGACCCGCGAGGTTTTGCCGCCATCGCGCCGCACACAGTTCACGAAGTCATCCTCGAGCCGAGCTCGGCCGAACTCATTCAGGTCCTCGATCGACAGCTTCACGCCTCACCCCGGGGGTATTCGCGGTACTTGGCCAGCCTGGGTCTGCCCTTGGCCAGGCGCTCCAGGCGCTTGACATGGGCCACCACGTCGGCGCACGCCTCCGAACA